TTGGCTCAGTTCAAATAGGCATTCCGTTTTATGTTAGTAATATTTTCGGCAAAGCTGATGCTCTAATATATGCACTTTGGGTGGATGTTGTTCATAGGAGACAAGGCGTTGCACAACACCTATTACAACTAGCAGAACAACAAGCTAAGTTGAATGGAGTGAAGACAATCGGATTGGAATTTAATAAAGAAGAATCTGATAGATTTGTTCTAGATTGGTATCTCCGTGGTGGTTATAAACAATTTGAAAAGAAAAGTAATTTATTAATCAAGAAATTGGAGGATTGATATGACAGAAGAAATTTATAACAAAGCTACAAACTTAAGAAGTTTAATTGAAAAAGACAAGAAAGCTCTTAAGTATTGGAAGGAAGCTGTAGATGCAACAGAAGAAACCATCACATTGTCTAATGGGCTAGGATGCATTGGGTATGAAAAAACTTCCATTTTTAGGTTCATATCTTTTAAAGAATTGAAAGATATGGCTATTGAGAGACTTACAAAGAGTTTAGAACAGCATCAAAAAATGTATGAAGAATTATAATGGAGGATTGATTATGGACAGAAATCAAGCTAAAGAATTTTATCCTATTCTGCAAGTTTTTGCAGAAGGAAAAGTGATTGAGTGTAGGACAAAACCGAGTGCCGTAAAAGGCATAAGTGTCCCGAATGATTGGACGGAAATAAAGGAAATAGGGTACTGGGATAATATAGAGTACCGAATTAAGCCAGAACCAAAGTACCGTCCATTCAAGGATGCAGAAGAGTGCTGGCAAGAAATGTTAAAGCATCAGCCGTTTGGTGTTGTTAAAGATAAGTACTTTGCTAATTATCAAACACATCGTGCATTTACATGCTTAGTTACTAATGGCTGTCACTTCCGTGGATATGAAGATGAGACATTTGAAAATAGCTTTAAGAATTTGTTATTTGCCGACGGAACTCCGTTCGGTGTAAAAGTGGAGAAATAGTTATGGCATGGGTAGCAGTAACAAAACAAGGAAGAGAATTTATCTCAATGTGTAAGCCAATAAGAGTGACGGATGAAGATAACTATTATGGTTGGAAAGATACATTTACTGAGATTTCTCTTTGTAGTGGTAGCATCAAGAAACTCATCGGAAGAGAATTGTCTTGGAGCGATGAACCAGTAGAACTTAAATAAGAATAATATGATATTCTATAGATTTGGCGAAATACCTAAAAATGAGAAATCATGTATTTGGAAAGGTGAAGAAAAAGTCGGGGAAGAATTTGGAGTTTCGGTATATGAAGCTCATAAAAACATTAATGGAACATATTCTCCAGTCTTACCTATGCCTGTTAATATGAGCACACTTGATACATTTCTCCATTTTATAAGATATTATAATGGAAAGAAATATTTAGTAACAGGTGATGTTCTTCCATTTGTTGGAACTGATGGGGAACCTCTTATTAAAAATGTAAAAATATTAAAAGAATTATAGGTTATGAAATTAGAAAATATCAAGTTCAAGGCAAAACGTCTTGATAATGGTGAGTGGGTTGAGGGTGACTTAATGAAGGAATCTTATGGTGCTAGAATTATTGGGCATACAAGCAAAGCAGATAATGGGATAGCAGTTAACCCTTCTACCATCTGCCAGTTCACAGGATTGAAAGATTGTGAAGGTAATGAAATTTGGGAAGGTGATATAGTGCATGACAGTTATGACCTTTTGTGTATAGACAATCTCTATGAGGTAGTTTATATTGAAGAAGAAGGAACGTTTGCCTTCAAGAGTTTAGATAAAGTTGACAATTACGAGCCGTTTGTTAATTTATTTGAAGTTTATGTTGTTGGCAACAAATTCGATGAGGAGGAGTAGCGCATGAAGAATAAGATTTTAGACTTAATCAAGTCAGCCGTTTGGCTTGTCTTGTGTTTGCTTGTAGGTGCATTGATATTTGAGGGCTTTCGCTCATTGGTTAATAGTAATGGACCTGCAAAGAAGATTGGTATGTCAGTATTCACTGAGGAAGGACACGATTATCTAGTTGTGGACACGAAACATGGAGTTTGTGTTATCCACGCTGAGAGCTGTCCTTGTCGTAAAAATAAGTAGTTATGGACAAAACAAAATTACATGCATCATTACTCTTCCTGATGCTAAAACTGGAAAAGGCAAAGAGCAACCCGATGTCTGACAAGAACTTTGTTGCTGCATTGACGGAAGTGCTCAGATATTTCCGTGATAACGGAGAGTTGAAGAAAGCCTATGAAAGCCAAAAGGATTCATTGGCAGATATGGATAATAGTTCATGGGTAAAAGCACTAAAGGAATATGTTGCCTCCAAAAATCAAGAAGACGGAGTTGATGCAAAGTTACCTGATATAGATGAACTTCTCAAGGAACTAGCTTCTGATGAGTTCATCGAAAAGAAAATCAAGGATATTCTTGGAGAGAATGATGTGGATAGCAGAAAGGAGGAATAGCTTATGGCTGAATTGTTATTTGACATTTTTCTTTTTTCTTGTACGACTGCTATAGGGTTTATAATAGGATATTATTCACGAAAGTAAAATAGATTATGAAAATAGAAATTAAAAGAGTAACAGACTGGCAGCGTGTAGTGGATGCTGCTCGGTTCACACAAGGCAAGGAACCGCTAGGACATGAGCCTAGCGATGAGTTCAAGAAACAGATGATTCTCAGCGAGCATTCACCGCTCAGAGAATTGGAGTTCGATATTAAGATGTATGGCATACCATACTGGGTGAGCAATCATTTTGTTAGACACGTTCATGCACAGCCATTCGTTTCCACATCACGACCAGATATTACTGGCTCCAAGGTATCTCGTCACGATATGCGTCAGGATGATTTGGTTAACTTGCAGCTATCCCTCAACGCTCAGGAGATTATCAATATCTCGAAGTTGAGACTCTGCAACAAGGCATCCTACGAGACAAGAAAGATATGGATACAAGTGATTGAAGAGTTGAGGAAAATCGAACCACGTCTTGCTGCTGCTTGTGTCCCACAATGTATCTATAGAGGATTATGTCCTGAACCAAAATCATGTGGAAAGACACAAACAAATGTTTTTCCTATTTATAGAGAAAACTACGAACATTTATTTCTAATCGGTGAACGTATAAAATTAGACTATGAAATATCCAAAATTTAACGTCAATGAATTTGTCGGTGGGCACTTCGAGTACACCACTCCATGCCCATTCGGCATTCAAGGCAAGTACACCCATGAAATACTGATGGTAGGTAGCCTTGCTTGCCAGCGATGCGAGCACTTCCGAGGTATCAACAAAGAAGATGGTATCGTATCTTGTGGAATCGAATAGTTTTAAGAGTGCAGCCTATCTGCATTCTTCTTAATAATTAATCAAATTTTATATATGAATACAAAGAAAATCTCAATCATTCAGCGTATCAAGGAGAAGTTCCTTGGTAAGCAGTTCTTTATTGCAGTAATCGCTAACAAGGGAACCAGTTCCTACTTCGTCAACTCTACCATCTACCGCTCAGAGAAGGAGGTGAAGGCTTACAAGAAATACATCACCACAGACGAGCGTATGAAACAGAGCTTCGATTTCGTAGGCTATTACGGTTTCCGTTCAAAGTTCGACTTCCGCATTCCTCTTAGCGGAAAGCCAGTATCAGTTGAAGAGGCAAAGAAACTGGCAGAGAAGTAGTATGGGAAAGTTGATAGACCTTACTGGACAGCGTTTCGGCAGATTACTCGTCTGCCGAAAATCTGATAAAGAGAACCACCAGCATGGTGCGTTCTGGATATGCAAGTGTGATTGTGGCAGGGGTTGTACGGTTCTAGGTTCTGCTCTTCGTGACGGACGAACCAAATCATGTGGCTGTTACCGCTCAGAGCGAGCATCTTCCATCATCACCAAGTATGGCAACCGCAATGGCAGACCAAAGCGGAAAGAGAAAGTTAACGGATAATATACATTTTATCACTTTTCATATTATATTTGCAACATGAAATTCAAGTATTTAATAGATAAAGTCAATGGTTTCAGGCACCGCAACGTTTTTGTGGTACTGGACGGAAGAGCCAACTCGGTCACGCTCTCCAAGGGCATCTATGACCATATCATGCAGAAGGAGCGAACAGACAATTCCATCTTCGTGTTCAGGTTATCTGACCGAGGTACATACGGATTCTGCATGCGTGAGGACTGGGAAGAACTTCGCAAAGCCAACACCACCTTCGCTCAGCTTCAATTTAATCAGAAGTATAAGAAGGTAGGTTTCAGAAGTGACTACCCTTCCATCACCGCCATCCTTGATGAGTACAACCTTCCTCTCAACAGAATGGTTCGCCTGACTTGCATCCCACGCAAGTCACAAAAAGGAGAACCCTATTACGAAATCATGCGACCGAACTCAAATTTAATCACATGGCAACAAGACAAGAAGTAATACTCAAAGGGCTTACCCACTCTCCATCCGACTACGATTGTCAGGATGGTGAGTTGGCAACCTGCCTCAACCTCATCAACGAGGATGGGGCACTCCACCCTATTCAGCAGCCGATAATAGTAGAGAGTAGCAAGAATATCACCATACACCAATATAGTTCAATAGAACTGGTTCATAAGGTGACACACAATAAGGCTATTCACTCCCACTATATCATACGTACCTCGGACCCGAAAGATAGGGAAATATGGGGATGGATAGAGCAGGATTCAGCAGATGATACACCTACAGAGTTCCTGCTTGGCGATGATTTCCACGTCAACTCTGTTTGCGCCATCGGAAACGTCTTATGCTTTGTTGGTATTAAAACTACCAAATATGCTATATGGAAGACTGGTTCTTATCTTATTTTCGGAAAAGATGATTTGCAGTTTGGTATTGAGATTGCCAACACTTATCATCAAGACCTTACCTTAAAGGTAGAAGCTGGAGATGATTTCTACAAATACTTTATTGTAGAGGATGGAAATCTCAATTTGTACTACAATACAAGTGCTATTGGTACGAGGAAGATGTTTACAGACCTTGATGCGATTGCCAACAAGAAACTTGCAGAACTCGGAACAGAGTATCTCAAAAGAAATGTTTTCGGTGTGGCTGCTCTTCGTCTTTACGATGGTACATACATCAATATATCAAACCCTTTCGTTCTTCCTAGTGCAGAGTCTAACGCTGTTTCTAGAAAGATAAACATATACAAAGACCCAGTAAAACCTGATGCTCCAAACGGAAAGACTATAACATCAGGTGTCGGCATCAACAAATACACCATAGAAATTAGAGAAGTGGGCAACTTGCAGCAATACGAGGATATTGTTCAGGGAGTTGATATATTCCTCACCAATGGCGAAAGTTTCTATCAGATAGATAAATCTTATAAAATAATCCGTACTGATGATTATGGAGATATAGACTACGTGCTTTTGGATGATATGAACGCAAGAGACGTTCACGACACCATCGGCAATATGCCTTTCTATCATTCGATATTCATTCCTCTTAGTGAATTTGAACATCCGAAAGTTGTTAAGAGGCCAACGCAAGCAGAGGAAAACATTTCTCTTGCCGACCTCAACCGAATAGCATTTGGCGGCACTACTGCTATTACATACAATAACAGACTGCACATCGCTGGCATCAGAAAGAACATAGATTCCAGTTTGGTTCGCCAACCATACGGCTACAAGAATGAAGAATATCTTACTGCCATATACGAGATTCCGACAAACAACGGAACATACTATCTGAACGGATATATTGGTAACTATCAGGATATTATCGCTGTGCCAATTAGTGATGTGAAAGAGATTGTCGTTTACGAAAAACGCACATCTGGGTATCGTAAAAAACGTTTTAAATTATATAGCCCTTCTAATTTTGGCTTGTCATTTTTCGTGCAAACTCTAACTGGAGGTATTGATGATATTATGGGAGGCGATTGGTATGATATTACGGAATCAGACTGGAATGCAATCAAGCAGAAAGCAGATAGTTTTGCCGCATCAAACTCAGATGATTCTTACCAGCCTTCACTTATCAGAGTGAGCGAAGCTGAGAATCCTCTAGTCTTCCCTGCCAAGAATAGTGTTCAGGTTGGCTCATCCATCGTTAGTGCAATGGCAGCAAATACCCGACCAATCAGCGAAGGTCAGTTTGGTGATGCCCCACTCTACGCTTTTACCGATGAAGGTGTTTGGGTATTGATGCTTGGAGAAGAAGGAACCTATATTGCCCGACAGCCAGCCAACAGAGATATTTGCTCTAACCCTAAGGGTATATTGCAGATTGATGATGCAGTTCTGTTCCCTACCGAGCGAGGCATCATGATGCAGCGAGGACGAGAATCTGAGTGCATTACCGATGTATTGGATGGCTTTCCATTCGACTTCACTCTAATATACAGCTATTCCAAGAAAAATCAATACTACCCTATCTCTATTCTTGAACTACAAGATTTTGAAGATGGAGAAGTAGCCTATGTTAGATTCAGGAAGTATCTGAAAAATGCCGACATGATTTACGACTATTACGATAGCCGTATCATCGTCTTCAATCCTAGCTATGGCTATGCGTATGTGTATTCCCTGAAAAGCAATTTGTGGGGAACGATGGTGAATGTGTTCGCCAAGCGAGTTAATAGCTACCCTGAGTCATACGCTATCAACGGTGCAGGAAATATTGTTAATGTTTACGTTGAAGAACCGAGTGACAACATTCCTTTCTTTTTCTGCGCACGACCATTAAAGCTTGGTCAGGGAGATAGCCATAAGACTATGTTTACTTGTCTTATCCGTGGTTATTGGACGTGCGACTCCAGCAAATCTAACGGACAGATTCTTTTTGGAAGCAACGATATGAAACATTGGTTCTATATCGGTTCTTCTATAGACAATAGTCTTAGAAACTTGGTTGGCTCTCCATACCGATATTTCAGAGTTGCCGTCATTGGTAAGATGAACGCTGATGAAAGCATCAGCAGCATTTCTACTGCTTTCCAACCAAGATGGCAGAACAAACTTAGATAAATATTTTTTTTACTATTTTCTATAATTACAATAAAGGGTAGCAGTCCGTGATGGATAGCTACCATTGCTTTATCTTAGCCTTAAACGACTAACCTAAAATGGATGCAAAGCGATTCTTGCTCTACCAGCCGAGCGGTTGCTGGCATCCTTAATCTTCTTTTTCTTATCCTCAGCCAGTGCCCAGAATCTATCAGCACCATCAGGATAAACAATCATTAACCACTCATATAAAGACTGGTTCACAATATAATCGTGAATGTATACCGTCATGGTATGCACACTTGTCTTCGAGAATCCACTTGGCATTCTCATGGCTAGATAATAAGCATCCTCATCATTTGTCGGGGAACCTATACACTCTTCCCACTCATTGGAATCAAAGCCACCTCCAAGCATTTCCATCTTGGTATATCGGAAAAGCATTTCCTTGCAGTCTTCTACCGCTGAGTCAAGAATCCTTGCCAGTTTATCCCGATTGCCATCCTCGCCCACATCATAGATGTTATGAATCAGGTGTGAATCCTCTACAGAACTAGAGATTGAATCCGCATAGGCAGCAGCCGTATTTTTGATGTCAAACACCAGTTCCTTCTTCTGAAGCTCTATCATTACCTTATAACCAAGATTGCATGTTCTGTATTCTTTCATACTCACCTCCTTCCTTATTCGTTAGGAGCCGTTCTGCTTGGTCTCTCACGTCTGTTGAAGGTCTCATGCAGATTCTTGATAGCTGTTACAGACAATTCCGAATAAGTCTTCGCCTCGTTAGGATTGGTAATAACGAACCAGTCCATCAGAGCCTTGTTGATAATGTAGTCATGGATAGAACTTGTAAGTGCATCCTTCAAAGCAAGCGGATAATTGGATGGAAGGGATAGATTGATTGTAATATTTGTATCGCCATCAATTAACTCGTTAGATGCAGTTGTACCGCTACCGGTTCTTACCGATTCACTTAACTCCACAAGCAGTTGACTATACGCATTCTGAATGCTACGCAAAGCCTGATTCTTGTCTTCTTCATCATCACTTGCCTGAATATTGCTGGCAGCCTCAGCATCCATGTCAGCAGCTCTTCTGCTACGCCCAGTCAGGAATGCCTTGTTCTGAAAGTCATAAATGAGTTCACTCATATACAACGTTATCGTTAAATCTTTTCTTGCCATACTATGATATTTTTGTTCGTGTTGGTTTCTTTTTGAAAAACGCTTTATCCTTGATGTCGAGCAATAATGCAGCAGCGTTATCTGCATACTCCTTCACCTTGTCGTTGGCGGTAATCTCACACCACTTCCCGATGATGCTGTTCACCAAGAATGAGTTGGCAGAGGATTTGATTGATTCGAGTAGGTTATCATCAAATCTGCTAGGCATTTCGAGTTGCCAAGTGATGGTTCCGTATACTCCTGAGCCGCCTGAGATAAACCGTTTCAGCACGTTTCTCAGCGCATCCAGCGATTCATTGAAGAACCGCTCAATCATAGTCAAGTCTGCATCCGTCACAAATACTTGGTCAAATGCCGACTTTCCATCCTCCAGTTTGTTCTTTGCGCCTATGTAGGCAGTAGTTTTTGCCACCTCCTCATAGATGTTACTTTTCGTGATTGTCAATGTGAAATTTGCCATTCTTTATCTTTTTATAGAGTTTATAACCTAAAACGACTAGCAAGACACAGAGTGCTCCAAATGACCAGATAGCGTATTTCAACTGAAACTGCTCCCACTTGGATAACTTCTTCTCTACGGGATAGGGCACTGGGATATAATCTCTTTTCAGGAAGGAATCCACCCTTACTTTGTACACATTCTTGAAGACGGTCTTCTCATGCCATCGGTCAAGAAAGCAAGTATCTCCCTTCTGTCTGAGGAAGATTGAATCACGCACAAAAACGCTGTCAGAAGTATGCAGCGTATCGTGTTTTACTACGTCCCGACATATAACTTTTTCCATCGGGACGTATTTTGTCTTGCATCCCGACAGAAGAAAAGCCACCAGCAAGATACCAATCACGTAGAGTGCTACTTGCCAAAAATCAGTATCGTACCATTTTACTTTCATAGGCTAAACATTAAAGACCTTCTTTGCTCTTGTAAGAAACTTTCGTCTTGATTTCAAGCCGTTGGTTCCACCATTGATTGTCTTGGTAATAGCCACGAAACTATCACTATCAGCCAGTTTGTTCAGGTCATGTTTCCACCACCACCACATAGCACTCTTCGTTGCTCCTAGCGGAAGCTCCAGCAACTGAGGATTCTCCATGATGTCACCAGTGCAATACTTGCTGTTCTGATAAGCCTGATAGTTGGCTCTGCCAGTAATCTGAATCAAGCCCCTACCCCGATACTTGTAGCCATCACCATCTTTAAGGTTGCCGAGCATGTTCTTCAACTTGCCCACATCATACCTATGGAAGTAGTCCTTGTTGCCGAGTTCCTTGGTGTATCTCAGTTCTCCACTCTCATGTGCAATTTGAGCCAAGAAATGAGCCATTCGCTTAGGAGTATCAATATGGAACACCTCAGCATAGCCATTGATATAAGGAAGAAACGCATCCACCTTATCCTTGGCATTCGGCATAATAGCCAAAATCTGTTCTCTTGTTACCTTCATATTACTTGCCCTCCTTCACTTGTTTCAGCATACTTGCGAGTTCATCCTTCACCTTGCTCTCAAAGTTGCCTAGTTTTGTCTTGAAATAAACGTTTACCCCGAATATTGCTCCAGAGTAAACCAATGTCTGACTGACATACCACAGCACACCATCAGACACCACATAATTGTTGATAAAGAATGATAGGAAGGTGAGTACAACACCACTCACTAGCATTCCTATAGCTGCACCATATTGCAATCCTTCACGTACATTTGGAGTCATATCTTATATTTATATATTATTAATAATATGCAAAGATAAGAAATGATTCCCAATTAGTTACTTTATCCGTTTATTGTGTGCCATATTTTGCTGGTAGGATGCAAGCAGTCAGGGTCTTGCAGATACTCGATAGCCATCAAAACCACCATTTCCTTCAACTCATCAGCATCTTTGCTATATCGCTCCAGCATCACATGATGGTCACTTCTCATCAGGTTCATAGTAACAGCCAAATCATGGATGGTATAGTCAGAAATATCATCCTGATGCTTGTCAAAGGCTTCTCTTATCTCATCATCCGAGAAGAAAGGAACCGTATGCTTGGTTCCGTCAGCATCCTCATACCACATCTTGCTGATAGCATCATCGGCAAAGTGTTTGTCAAAATGCTCTTCGCTCAACACACCATACACCATCGCACAAAGATGATGCTCCTCCACATCGCTCAACTTGCATGAGAGACACTTGCCGACTGCCTTAGCTATAGCCAACATCTGTTCAGGAGCCATTTCCTGCTGATACTTTTCTACGAAATCTACGAAATTCATACCTATACAAATTAAAAGTTTATGATGTTGCAAAGATACGAATATCTTAAACGCAGCACCATAAACTCGTAGATATTTCTGTAGCTATCTGAATATCAGGCAAATACAGTTACGACAAAAACACCTCCTTTCTTTATTCGTCCTTAAATCTGGTTCTCTTCTCTCCACCCCTCGTCCAGATGTCGCTTTTCTTGCGTTTCGCCACCTTTCCGATAACGTCATTCTCGTAAAGTTCGGGCTTATTCTCCCTACCTTGGGTCTCTGAAGCAACACCACCATTCGGGTTGCCACCTTGGCTGGCATCAGGTTTCCCATTGCCATACCATTCATTGTCACTTGGTTTGTCTGCAATCATAACTATAAACTATTAACTATAAATTATAAACTAAGCAGCAAGCGGTGGGTTCTGTCCGTCAGGACTCACTCCCTGACCGCTCATCATCTGCTGCAACATCGCCTGAGCCTTCGGATTGCTCTGTGATGCCTGAGCAACTTGGGCTTGAAGCTGAGGAGAGAATCCTTGTGGAGTCTCACCATTCTGAATGGCTTGCTGGTTGGATGCAACCGATTGCAACAACTCCTCTCCAAATGGGAAATCTCCTACTTGCAACAACTGCTCCAGCGTGATAGCCTGATTCTGCCATAAGGTCATAAGGAACTCATTTGCCATCTGTCTGTATACAGGAGTAGCCGTACTTTCCGTGATGTTGATGTCAAACTCAACGTCTCGTATCTTCTTAGGGTCGTAGTGTACAATCTGTCCTGCCCTACCCACGATATTGAAGTTACGAGCCACGTCATAGTACTGCTGCATATTCTTCACGGTCTTGTAAGCACCATCAATGATGAACTGGCTGAATGTCTCCAATATATCAAGCAGCGACATGGTAGCATTCTGTGTCTGCTGTGCATAGAGCGAACCGCTCGTACCTGATACTCCTGGTTTACCTTGCAATGCTCCGTTCACTCCCGATATATCCTCAAAGAACTTCAACTGATAGCTGAGCAAATCACCGATACCGATGTTCGTAGAGTTATTCGCCACTTGCTGAGGAACCTGACCGCTCTTGTTTGGCTTGTATCTCACCACACCATTGAATCTACTCCACTCATCGCAGAAATCATCCCAACTCATATCATCAGGAAGACAATCCTCAGGACAGAGCAGCACACCCTTGGCACTCGCACGCATGATGAAGTCATACATCGTGATAAGTCGGTTCACGTATCTCTGCTGGTCAATCACATCTTCCACGAAGCTGTGAATCTCGCCATCAATAAACGGATAGAACTTAAAGCAGTATGGATGCTCACCATGAGCATAAGGAGTCTCGCCTTCTCTCAGAATATCACCGAAAGGAGAAAGATAGTAGAAATGCCAGTAATCATCCATAAACCACTCGGCATCAATCAGAGGAATATCCTCTTCCAGCATTCCAGCAGCCATACCTCGCCTGATTCTGTCTCTGTTCTCTGCATCTACAATATCAGCCTTATCCTCAATATCAATCTTGAAATCATCGCCATTGTTGTAGTCGTGGCATCGGTACCTTGGCTTACTCTCCTTGCGCCAAACCTCAATCACTCGGCAGAGCGAAGGGTTGGCAGGATTCATAAAGTCGATAGTCTTAGGGTCGAACTCACCGAATCGCTGAGTGCAGTCTGCAATCACGAAATCTCGGTTAGCCGCTAACCGGTATATTTCCTTCAACTTCCTAGCTTCAGCAGGAGACTTGGCAAACTCTCTCAGTACGTTTCCGATGGTAATGTCATGCACCTCACCCAAACAACTCACGTCCCAACCACGGAAATCCCTCATATTGTTGTCTATGAAGAAATTGTTCGGATTCACGTAGTCAGTCCAGCAATCCAACCTGCCTCTTCGCCATCCATACTTTTTCTTATAGATAGCAGCACCGCTTATCAGGAACTCTTCCATGGTTCGGGCATCCAGTTCCGTCTCTCGGTTCAGTTGTCGGTTACATTGCAGCACCACGCTCATGGTCTCACCATATCGTTTCTCATCCTTATCTCTGGCATTGCAGGTAGGTTCCTTGCTCTGTGAGCGATATACACCCAGCACATTCTTCACCAACCTACGGATAAGGTTGTTCTTCAATGGTTCGCTACCCTGCTCACGGATATAGTCTTCCTCCTTGATACGCTTTTTAAAGCCACACTTGCTTTTGAACTCAATGGTATCTCCCCACTGGTCTCCATAGCAGTATCGCTTGTTTCGTAATCTTCTCTTTCGGAAGTTATCCATATTGTTATAGTATCGTTGAGCCTCCAGCAAGATTGAGAAGGCACGCTCGTATGGCTTGTCAAATCGGTTCTTGGATGCCTTCACGCTATCCAGTTCTTCCTTGTCAAGCACCCTACTCAACGATAGCAGTTTGGTTTCTTCTTTCTTCTTTGCCATAATTTATGATGTTGTAGGTTCAACAATATGTGCCAACTTTCTAGCCACTCCAAGGAATCCGCTTGCAGTATCGGTATCGCCAAGGCTGACACAAGTGAGATAGCCAGCCATGTAAAGAATAGAATCTTTCAGGACGGAAGGCAAACTGATTTTCTGTTCGGTAGTGATAGATGGAATCTGAACGTAGATGAATGCCAACGTAGCATCCTTCTTTGTGCTGGTATATAGTTCGATACTCTTGCCGTTAGCCGTATGCACGATAGCCCCAATCGGTCGCTCAGGATTTCCCCTCACACCATATTTGCAGTTCTGATACTTGTAGGCATCATCACTCTCTGAAATGATTTCGGCAGGACGGTTCCATCCTTCTGCCTTCACAGAAAGGATTCTCAGCATATCGGTAGGCAAAACCATCTTACCCACGTAATAGCCGTTGCTATCCGTCCATGTCACTTCATTCGTACACGCAGTACCTTCCACCATATCCTCAGGAGCTTCAGAAAGAATGATTCTTGCTGCATCTACGATTTTACTCTCAATAAGTTCTGCTTGCGAGAGTGTATCAGAATCGCTAGGAGCCAGCAAACCAGCAGACTCTTGGTTTCTATCCAAGAGCACCTTCACATCTTTCACTAAATCAGATACAGCATATTCTACCATTACTCTAAACCTTCTAGTTCAACACCATTTTCTTTAGCAATCGCCAAGATGTCTTCCTTGGTCTTCATCTTGGAACGGCTCACACCATAGGTCTCAGCCAGATAGTCCTTGGCATCCTCAACGTCTGTCACTACGTGGGTCTTCTTCTCGTCAGCCACTTTCTTCTTTGCCTTGGCAGCAGCCTTCTTCTTGGCTTCCGCAGCTTCCTTCTTCTCGTCAATACTCTCCACCAAGAAGAACTTGTCGTTGAACCAATAATGAGACTCGATAGCCTTCTGTACCTTCGGGTCTCTTGTCATATAGACACTACTTCCCATGGTCTTACCCTCAAAAACAATACGCATTCGCTCATCACCTACCATAACGCTGAATGCCAAATCAGTACCTGCTTGATATTTATTAAACATGATTATACCTTATTATATATATGTGTTACTAAAAAAGGGATGGGGCTAGTGCCCACACCCCTCACTATTTGATGAATAAATTGCAATTCTACTTGCTTTTAGGCAGCAGCCTTGGTTCCCTCTGTATCAGAAAGGCTATCTGTTGGAGGAACCGCAGCAAGGCGCATACGAGCGTGTGCCTTAGGGTACTTCAAGTACAGACAAGCTACCTCCTGAATAACTACTGCATCGGTGTTACGGATGCCAGCCTTCTTCAAGTCGAGCACGTTTCGAGTCCAAGACAAGTGTACTCGCTTAACCAAGAACTCAGGGTCAAGGGCAAAGCCGCAGTCGCTCATGCCGAAGATGTCAAACAACTCAGAGTGAATCATCAACACCTCACCGAAGTCAGTCTCCCAACTCTTGAACTTCAAGTCCCAAACCTCAACGGTGTCCTTCAAGCGGAACTTGTCAGAATCAATCTTACTGAATGCGCTCACGAAATCTGAACCAGCGATAATCACCTTGCGCTTGTTGCCGATACCAGTACCAACAAACAAGTCTTTTGAAATGTCAACCAACTCCAAATCAGTAATCACTCGTTCATTCTTGCCGTAGCCCTTCTTAATATCGTCAGCAGTAGCAACATGACCTACCTCAATATCCTTACCAGCCATCCACCAAATACCCTTGGTAAACCACTGGGAAGAGTTGTTCTTGGTAGTATGCTTGATACAAGCCATATCACCGAAGAGATAAGTACCTTCCATCGCAAGACGCATATCATAGATACTATCCTCCTCGATGTCAGAGAAATCCCAGTCTACTCGCTTAGCTGCAATCTTATTAAAGGTACTCTCCTCTACCTGAATCATGAAGTTCTGGCAGTACTGAATCTCAGAATCAGGAAGGTTGTTGAAACGACCTGTCTGTACATCCAACTCACCGCAACTCTTAGCCATACGGATAAGTACCTGACCCTTCTTCAAAACAGGAATGCCGATAGCCTGCTTGCTGACCAACTCACCATTTACAGCATACACAATAGGATAACCCTCTGTATCTTTACCGCAAACGCAAAGTTCCAAATCAGGAGTAGGAGCATCTGTAATTGTTGAATAGGCAACACCCTTATAGTTGGTAATAGCCTTCACACCCACCACTCGGATGGTATCATCCAAAGTAAACATTTCAGGGTCTTCTACCTTCAATACCATAGATGTACCAGTACTATTCGTGGTATCCTCCTTGACGGTTGTCTTGATAGGACGTGTACCGATACTCCAATACTCAACTACAAACGAACTAGCAGGCTTGGTTGTCGCATAGCGTGAAATCTGGTCAACTGGAGTAGCCATCGGACGAATCTTGGTAATCTTGTCGTTGATGTCGTTCTCATAGAACTCCGTACCATTCTCGTTAAAGTGCTCACGACCTTTTCCCTCAGTAGCGATACCATCATCCTGACGAGCCGCACCACCATTGCCAGCATCATTGGCAGCAGTAGCACCACCAGCTTCCGCAGCATGACCACTCTCGGTAGTACCGCCATCAGGCAGAGCCGCCTCAGCCATGATAACATGACCATTCACTCCAAAAATAACTGCCATAACCATCAGGAAGACGGAAAGCAGCCGATTAAATGTACTTTTCTTCATTGTTATCCTAAATTAATTAAACATTATATATTATCTTTTCTCCTTGTCGAATTATCTAATGTGTGTTCTCTTCTCATTGCCACGCTCCCAGATGTTACCCCTACGTGCTGCCCTTCCTAATGCACCAAGGTCAGGCTGGTTATCCGTCTGCTTGTTCTCTGCATTGGCAGAATCAAGTTCGGCAGTACCATCACCCTTTTTTCTCAGTTCAAGGTTCTTGACGTGCTTGCTGTTCTTGCCACGAACTTCACCCTCATGGGCAGCATCAGCCACATCAGTATCATGGTTCTTTGCCTTGATGAAAGCAGTAATCATATCCTCGGTAAACTTGCCTGTCACCACATTGCGCATAGTCTGAAAGCACTGGTCGATGGCATCGTTCACAGCTTCCTCGCCATACTTCTCTTCCAACTTGTCGAACACCTCATAGCTGGAAGGCATGTTCTTGTCATACTCCTCCTGCAATTTCTTGCCGTTGGCAGCATTCTGCAAGAACTCCGACTGAGCCGATGCAATCTCATCCGCATTGTCAGGGTCTGAATAGTAATCAATGGCATCCTCGCCATGAGTACGAATCAACTCAGCGTAAGGACTCTTGCCAGCCTTCATCGCTTGAAGGAAGGTAGCCGCCTCAGGGTCACTACCCAGCCAATCGCCAATCGCCTTTTCATTATCCTTATAACCCTGCAAAGCCTTCTGGTCAGCATCATAATCATCGTTGATGGCTCCATACATAGCTTCATCATCCGCATACTCCGTATCAGGGTGGCGGGTCTTCAAACGCTCCAAAGCCAAGTCTCTCTTGGTCTTGGTATCTTGCTGTTTTGCAGCACCAGCATTCTGCTCAATATTTGTATTTTCGTCCATATATATATGTGTAAATTTATAAATCAATGCCCAAAATTAATGCTTTTTTCCGATTTTCATCTTTTATCCGTTAATTTAGTCTAATCGGATGCGACTAATTCAATACTTTTTTGTATATTTGCAGGGTCAGATATGAAATATAAGGATTCACGATGCTATTTTATAGAGGAACGTGATGCTGATTTATTGAGGGCTTACAAAGAAATTATTAATGTAAGAGACAATATCAGACTCTCAGAGATTGAGGAAAAGCTAGCCCAATCTCCGAGCAGAAGATTTTGGGTTTCAGAAGACCGTGCTTATATAGTCATATTAGACTTACTGAAAGGAAAACCTCTTGATAATATGATACCTACCAGAAAGGAAATGTATCAGGAGATTTTCAGACGATTCCAGATTCATAAGAGTAATGAGCCATATCTCAGTAATATGGATATTATCAAACGTGTATGTGCTGAAAAAGCACCCAGTTTCTATTTGACTCCTCAAAGCATACACGTAATTCTTAGCAGGGTGAGAAAGGAGGATAAGAAAAGATGCTACGAGAGACGAAAGAGAAGATTGCGCTTTATGCTGGGTACATTATAATAATGTGTATCACGCTTATGGGATATGATGGCATGGGTCTCTTTGACGATTGTTCTATTCAGAACCGACTAAGCTACCCTTTCTTTCATCAGAACATCTTTCATGCTGCCATCAACCTTTATGTCTTCCATCAATGCTACCGAGCCATCCCTTGTGGCATCGGTCACTTGGTGGCATTCTATCTCATAGCCATCAGCTATCCATTCACCTCTTCCCTACCAATCATCGGTCTCAGCGGCTTTATCTATGCTTACATGGGCTTTATCGCCCCTTACGTGGAGAATAAGGTAAGATACAATCTCACCATTCTCCTATATATCTGTGTTGGAATCTTCTTCCCTTGCATGGCAGTTGGAGTCCACATCTATTGCTATGTACTTGGTCTGTTGTGGGGTTATTTAAATGCACCGCTATGCCAAGACAAGTAACCGCCAAACTGACTGATGCACTCGATAAACACGTATTGGGCATCCTGAAGGAGAACGAGAAACGCATCAAGGAAATCAACACACCATTCAATCCTATCAAGGGTGAAGGTTGTGGAGATAAGCGATTCCTGCTCTTCCTTCCTGATTTCCCGATTCAGAGACAGCAGCTTCCAGTTTCAATGAAGAAGATTCCGCTCGTCAAGATGCTCATTGAGTTTGGTAGTTGCAAGGCTGTAATCAAGGAACTGCACAATGATATAGACGAGCCATACAACCTAGAGGAAGAAATGGAGCAACTGGTGGAGCAGTTCACTCGAATCAGAATGAAGCACGACCCTTTCTTCTTCTTTGCCACATTCATCTATATCAAACCGAAAGGTGGAGGTCTACCCTTCCGCTTTGTGCTCAGAAGACCGCAGCGCAGACTGCTCAGGTGGCTGGAGGAGCGAAGAAAGAAGAATCGCCCTATCCGTCTCATCCTGCTGAAAGCCCGACAATGGGGAGGTTCTACGGTCATTCAGATGTACTTTCTCTGGCTGCAACTCATGTGGCAGAAGGGTCTCAATTCGCTCATCGTGGCTCAGGTGAAAGATACAGCAGAGACTATCCGAGGAATGTTTGAGGAAGCTCTAAAAAACTTCCCAACCAAGTTCCTCTACGAAATGGGTGAAGCCTTCTCTGAGAACGAACCGAAGTTTGTTGGAGTGGGAACATCAGGTAATGTAAAGAAGGTTCCTCAGCGATTCTGCAAGATTAAGGTGGGTTCCATGGAACGACCACTATCAGCAAATGGTGAAGACTACAACTTGGTTCACCTTTCCGAGGTTGGATTGTGGAAAAAGACGGATGGTAAATCTCCTGAGGAGGTAGTACAGAATGCTACTAATGGTATCTTGTACCGACCATACACGATGATTGCCTATGAATCCACCGCAAATGGTACTGGTAACTTCTTCCACAAGGAGTGGCTTGCAGCAGTCAAGGGAGAATCTCAGTTTGAACCATTCTTTGTTCCTTGGTACGAGATATACGATATGTATCATCTTGAATTTGAAAGCAAGAAACAGAAGGTAGAGTTTGCCAAATGGCTATATGAGAACCGCAACAATACAAATACGATGTCCGACCGAGAGGAGCCATGTACCTATCTTTGGAAGTTATGGACACTGGGTGCTCCACTCGAAGCCATCAACTGGTATATTGCCGAGCGCAAAAAGTTCACCGACCATGCCGATATGGCTGCTGGCTACCCTACCGATGATATTGAGGCATTCAAGCATTCAGGAGCCAAGGTGTTTGCCGAAGACAAGGTTGACAAGTTCCGCAAGGGATGCCGAGCACCTAAGTTCATCGGTGATGTTTATGGTGATGGCTACAAGGGCAAGAAGTGTATGCAGAATGTCCGATTCTGTGAAGACAAGCAGGGGCAGTTGTGGATATGGAGCAAGCCTGAGACCTTTGATGATTGCAAGGTGATAAACCGCTATCTGGTCGTAGTGGATATTGGTGGACGTAGCAAGAATGCCGACTGGTCTGTTATCTGTGTCTTCGACCGCTATTGGATGATGGAAGGTGGCAAGCCGTATGTGGTAGCCCAATGGTATGGGCATATTGATATGGACTTGCTGGCGTGGAAGGCGGCTCAGATAGCCAAATACTACAACGATGCTCTGTTGGTGATTGAATCCAACACCTTAGAGACGAAAGACAAGGAGCACATCCTGGAAGGTGGTGACCAGTCTGAGTTCATCCTGAATCAAATCAAGGACGTATATGACAACCTCTATGCACGCAAGCAGAGCGAATCAGACATCAAGAATAAGGTTCCAGTGAAGTACGGATTCCATACCAACGTGGCAACCAAGCCAATGGTTATCTCAGTATTGGTTCAGACTATCCGTGAACAACTCTATGTAGAGCGAGACGATAGATGCTTAGATGAATATCTCACCTACGAGAAGAACGGAACCGTATATGAGGCAGCAGACGGAAAGCACGATGATTTGCTCATGACCAGAGCCATCGGACTCCACATCTGTTTCAACGAAATGGAAATGCCTAAGATGATTTCCATTCAGGCAAGAGTAATGAGAAGAAAGGTTTCTGTTTCGGCAGCAACCATCATATAGTTTCAAACAATTAATAATTACGATTATGAAAGTAACAAAGATTTTCAAGCGCATCAAGTGCGAAATCATGTACCGCCAAGCTACGGCCAAGGCAGACTACGCATCTAAGAAGAACAATGGTGAAATCTTCTACGTCCTTCCTACGCAGAAGGGCAACCTCATGATTATGAACCGCTCACTCTTCGAGGCATTCAAGAAGACCAAACTGGTAGACAACGACATGAAGGTCAGAGACCTCTTCAAGGATTGTGTCTACCATACCAACTGCAAGAGCAAGAAAGGCAAGGAAAGCCGCAAGCGCAAGTTCCTCCGCTGGAAGGGCTTAAACTAAAAAATTCCACCTAAATAAACGGATAAAAGATAGGTAGAGAAAATTATACCTATCTTTGCCTATTATTAATAATGTGTATCAAATATGATTTATAAAATAGTACAAGGAAATAGTTTCAAACTCCACATCTTGGTGCGGAAAATGGACGTATCGAAAGAGTTCCAGCGACTCGTTGACTTCGATATGAATCTTGCTACCGACATCAGGGTTGAGTTGTCGGGCTGTTTCTGCAATACAATTTCTGTTCCAGTTCAAGTAGCAGGAATCAAAGGCAACGTACTGATATGCGACATTCCTTCCACTCTTGATTACGGAAACTATAACGTCAGGGTATCATGGAAGTATGATGGTAGCGAAATGGTCAGCATCGAGCGCAACCTTCTGAGAATCGTAGAACACAACTCTATGAGCAATGTTCCTATCGGCATCACGGAAGGAGAGCATACTGGCTTATTCAACCTCCGCTACTACATCGTGACAGAGAATCAGTCTACTTGCCCTATTTCTTTCATCGTTGATAACGCTAAATTCAGCTACACCATCAATGGTGAAACCCAAATGGTAGAGAGTCAGGAGAACTTCGTGATTAACGGAACTATCAGCAACGGAAAGAAACTAGAAGCTCAGTTCATGCCTATAGAAGGTTTCAGCATCGGTCAGGTAAAGGTTATCATGGACGGAAAGGATGTTACTGCTGAGTATTACAACAGCAACACCCATAAGGTCTTCATCCCAGCCGTATCAGGCTATGTTACCATCACGGCAAGTGGAACCGTCAAGGCAAGCTATTATGGAGCTTCGTCAGCCAAGAATATGAGTGAGTTGAACATGGAAGACCTTACGCTTATGGAAGGCACTCTTGTCGGTCAGACTCTTACCATTGAAACCACGGAAGAGAAACCATACATCTGGTTTGCAAGCCGCCAGCCACTTGTATTCAATCAATGTGGGTTCGATGCATCCATGAACACCACAAAGCTAGGTGACCTCTACTACTATTGGTCAGACGAACTTGTAGCTGGTGACGATAACGAATATCAAATTAAATTAAAAGAATAATATGGCAGAAAAGAAAAAATACAACAGCATCCTCATCAGTGGGCGCAAAGACGAGACTCTGACATATTCAAAGTACGTCAAGGACGAGGAATCGGGAGAATCCGTCAAGGAATCACTCGACAAGAAAGTCAACGTCACTGATGAGTTAACAACTCAGCAAATCAAGGATGGTGCTATCACCAACGAAAAGATTGCTGCTGATTCTGTTGGCAACATCAACCTCCAAGATGGTTCTGTCAGCAACGAGAAACTGGAGGATGGAAGTATCACCAATGAGAAGTTAGCAGAGAACTCCATCACCAAAGACAAGTTGAAAGACAACACCATCGGTGTAGAGAAGTTAGACCCAGAGCTTCGTCAGACTATTAATGCGGCTACTGGTCTTCCTGAGAATTTGGTAGAAACCATTCAGAACGTTGATGATACGCTGAAAGACCATCAGAGACAGATTGATGATAAGCAATCACAGATTGATGATAAGCAGCAGCAAATCACCGCCAACGATGAAGATATTTCATTGTTGCAGACTCGCAGTACTCAGATGGAAGAAACCATCAAGTCTATAGCCGCTACTGGTGGAGCAAGTCAGGCTACAGCCGTTACTTATAATAATGAAAAGTCAAAACTTACCGCAGTAAATATCCAAAGTGCAGTAGATGAGGTTGTTGACAAGACAGCTATCAAGGATGAGGAAGGAACGGTAGTAGAAACTCCTTTCCGCTACATTCAGAATGAAGAGTTCATCTTTGCCAAGGTGGATGCAGAAGACAAACTTCTCTTCGGTTTTCAGTGGGATGGTACTCCAGTATTTGGTAAGACAAGTGCAGTAGAGGACAGATTGCAGTCACAAGTAAATTTATTGGCTGATAAGATTACCACTATCTTGGGTGATGATGATACTACAAGTGCTATTGACACATTGAAGGAGTTGAAGAACTTCTTTGCTAGTATTGATAATACTCAGACCCTTACAAGCATCCTTGCAAATCTCAATAGTATCAGCACCAAGTTAGGAGAAGACATTAAAAACCTTAAAGACACGAAGGTTGATAAAGAAGAAGGCAAATCACTCATTGAAGATGAAGTAAAGGAGTGCTTTAGAATAATTGAGAACGAAGAGTTCATCAAAGCTATAGTGGATTCAGATGATAAGGTTCTCTTTGGTTTCTACAGAGCAACTGGCAAGCCATATTTTCCTCTTAGTGAAATGTATCACGTTGAGCAGAATGAAGAGTTCTTCGCAGTCTGGCTTGATGCAGCTAATCATGTGCTCCTTGGTATCAGAAGAGACGGAGAAATCATTGGAGAAATCCATGCAGTCAATGCCTTGAAACAAGTTGTATCTCAGCTTCAATCAGACCTTGCATCATTGCAGGAGAAGTTAGGTACAATAGACGCCAATCTCAAAGAACTTCTTGACGTATTCTCTTTGCAGGATAACGAGGAATATCTTGCAGTTGAGCAAGATTCAGAAGGTAAAGTGTTGTCTGCAACGCATCCCGATGGTAGTCACTATATCTACAATGCGAAGTCCGAAACTATTCCGACAGAGTTTTCTCATATTGAAGACCCTGAGGGTAGAACTGAAATCACAACGGATGCAGAAGATAAGATTCTTGGTTACAGAGATTCAGAGGGTACTCGCCATGAGCACAAGATTTCTGCTAAACACCTAGAATTATCTAGTGAAGCAGCCAAAGAGGTTAATGATGCTTTCAAGTCTGCTGGTATCAAGATGGAGAATCCTTCTGATTTTAGCAAGGAATCCCATATAGAGCTTCCTATCCCACGCATTGCTGCACAGGTGAGAATCTATGCACCTAAGCTGCCAGCGACAAAGACTGATGATATTGAAGCAGAAATTGAGTACAATGACAAGGACGGAAACTATTTTCGCAAGCCAGTTATCTTGAATGCACAAGGCTCTTCATCTATGTCTTACTATGTGAAGAATATGGCAATAGACCTCAACGATGCAAGTGAGATTAAGTTTGGTGATTTCCCAACACAAGATAGTTTCCACTTGAAGAAGTACTACATTGATGCCTTCCGTGGTCAGTGTATAGTGGGCTATTGGCTGATGGAACAGGTGTATAAGTCTCGCTCTATTGGTCAGCAATATCCATACGAATCTAATTACTCCAATGATAGCGTAGTAAATGGCTTAGGTGATATAAAGAAGGACTTCTTCACAGGTGCTAAGTGTCACCCTGATGGTTTTCCTATTGTTATTACTTGGATAAACTCTGATACTGGTAAGGAAACTTGGATGGGTGTGTATGCCTGGAATCTCAAAAAGTCAAAGGAAGTATATCAATGTGACAAGAAGAAAGCTGAGAATATAATCTTGGATGGTCTCATTGACGATACCACTCTGTTCAATGGTACTGTAGATTGGAGCCAATTTGAAATACGAAATCCTAAGTCTCTGATAGATATTAATGGAGATAAGTATGACGGCGAAAATCCTAAAGAATTATCTGATACAGATGAGCTTAGTAGTAAGGTGAAGCAGTACATTAAAAGATTGTCTTCCGCAGCTGCTGAATTGGGTAAGTCAAACACAAAAGAAACATTTGAGAAATTCTTTATCCCAGCACCATACATAGACTATGAGTTAGTTAGTGAAATCCTATACAACATTGATGGTTATCATAAAAACTGGATATGGGTTCTATACAATGGTTTGCGTACGATGCCAACATTGTATGATGTAGATTCTATCTTTGGTAGTCAAACAAAAGGTATGTATATCTATAAGGACAGTACAACAAACATATTGGGAAGCAAGGGATTTCCAACAGACCATTTGCTAAGCCTGTATAAAACAGAAGTAGAAAAACGCTATAAGGAGTTAAGGGATAATAAAATATTTTCTGTACAGAATATTGTCTCACTACTTGCAAAATGGTGTAACTCAGTCGGATATGATAACTACAAAAAGGAATTTGAAGTATATAATGAGACCCCATCTCACAGGGATGCTTTTGTTAATGATGGCTGGGAAATCATAAGCTATACAGATGACCTGTACATCAACACCTATGTAGAAGATAAGACTTACAATGAGGGCGATACCTGCACCTTGGGTGGATGTACCTTGCAAGCAACAAAGACCATGCAAGGTGTAATTCCTTTAAGCCATTTGTATACTAACAATCCAATTGGTGGAGGATATTATAACTCAATACAACGTGTGTCAAATTGGCTGACTGAACGTATAAAGACACTTGATACATATTTTAATTATAACAAATAATTTAAAATAAAATAATTATGGAAAAATGTTTAGTAACTAAACTCCAAGGTATAGTTAATAACAAAAGTCTACGAAAACTAGACGAACTCATCATTGACTATAAAGCTGGAGCAGCAACGGACTATTCAAAGCAAAATGTGTATATAAACTCTAGCCTTGGAAGTCCAGCAATTAGGATGATTGGTTCAAAACTTGTCGATACATTGGGTAATGATGCACAAAGTACACTAGGTAACAATTATGTCAGCAATTTTGATTGCCATATATATATTGACAAAAGAGAATTGTTGTCTGATTTGTCTTTTGATGGCGAAAGATTTGCATTCAACCTTTCAGAATTGTTATACTGTAAAAATATGTCTAACTTTACAGGTTCAAACTCTTCGGGTGTAAATGGGGATATTTCTTGTTTCAAATGTACTACAAAAATTAAAAGAATTTCATTGTATGGAGATACAAATGTAAGAGGTGATATATCTGTATTGGCAAATTATGATATTGAGCAACTGATTCTTCATAGTTGCCCAAACATAACTGGTACTTTGGATTCACTGTTAAATAGCACATCATTGTTTGATGTTCAGCTAGTAGGTACACAAATATCAGGTAATGTAAATGAGTTCCTTACGAATTTGGCAAAGAAAAAGAAGAGTGGTAATTTGCGTTTCTTTTCTGGTTGGAATAAGGGCTTAGAATATAATGGAAGTCACTTTGATATTATAACCTTTAAATTTAGTGACAGTGGATGGGTAGAGCAAAAGGAAGACAGCCACCGCAGTAGAGTTTGATACATACTTAGAAGCCAAGGCTTACGTAGATGAGCATAACTTGGTGTATGAGGAGCCAAAGTATGGAGAATAAGCCATATAGATAAAAGAAGAAGGGTGAGTCAAAAGATTCACCCTTTTCTTATGCTGCAAGTAGAAGCAACAACATTAATCATACACCTTGAAGAACTTCTCGCACAGACTCCCCATCATATAGCATGGTTCCTCGCTCAGCATATCTATTCCATCCTGCTCACAGATATGCGCTACAACATGAAGAAGCTCATGACCTATTGTATTGATGATGCTGCCATCTGATTCACATTTTCCAATGGCAAGCACACTCCTTCTTTCGGATAGGTTGGAATAGGTAAGACCTCTGTCTGCACTCTGCTTAGTCAAATGTTCGTAGGCTTCCGATAAAGGATTTCCGTTGCAGCCAATATCCGAAAGAGCATGGCATATCTCATCGGCATCAGGTGGCTGATAACCTATAAAACATACTATGCTCCAATCGTACTTCGGGAGTTCAATCACTCTTCTCATCATAACACATCTTCCCAAGGGATAGGTACACCATTATGGCAGCAGTCGGCATAGAATCGGTTGAAGATGAAACCATCCTTCTGGTCGGCATCATCCACCATATCCTTGATAAACTGGGCTAGCTGCTCCTCATCCTTGATGGAAGACTTGTAGAAGTCTGCCCTCGCCATATTCGCCACATATACATGGTCGTAGCCTATCTTATTCTTTACCTCTACACCCTGACCAAGGAGAAGGGCATCCACCTTTTCCTTATCCCAAAACGAGACACTTACATCACGCTTGGAGGAAGGGTCATATTTGTACATCAGGCTCACCGCCCACTCGCACATCTTCTTGCTGAAATGATAGCCATTGTATCTGAGATAAGAAACCATTCCCTCAGGTTTGAGGTCATACATATCCAATGGCATTCTGCATTTTCCCATATTACTGAACTGAATATTAAAGGGAGTCTGGTTCCGACATAAATGTCGCTACCAAAACTCACAAGTTAAACATTAGCGACCGCCACCATTGTAGCCGCCACCACCTCTTTCACCATAGCGGTTAGGGTAGTTCCAATCATCGTTCACGTTGTTGAATCTACGTCTGTTCTCACGCTCTTCACGTTCCTCACGCTCTCTTCTCCAATCGTCACGATAATCAGGCATACGCTCACCCATACGCTCCTGCTTCATCTTTTTCAGACAAGACATAGCCTTGCTGCCAAAACCAAGCATGGACTCGATGTTGTCATACAAATCATCGAACTTATCTTCTGTAATCTCAATCATTACCATAATCTTATGATTTTAAGTGAATAGATAGGAGATTACTTGCTCATGGTCTGCTGGAGCCATCCCATCATCTTGTCAATCTTGCCCTCAATGCCTGAAACCTTACCTTCCAGTTTATTGATTTTCTCGGTCTGTTCCTTATCCTTGGCTATCTGGGGGTTGAGTTGCTGTAGCATTCCCTCACAAGATTCTACTACTCTCTTGTTGTAATCTACGCTCTCCAGTATCGCCTTGGATTGTCTCAGCATGGCATCCACCTCTGCACTCATAGCATCCTTATTGTCGCTAACCACAAGGTTCTTGTCGTTGGCTATCTGTCCGTTTGCTGGCAGTTGCTTGAAATCCACTTCCTCATCACCCAGCTTCACCTTCACGTCCACTACGGTCTCCATAGGTTGAGGAGTAAAGCCGTTGTTAAAGGTAGGGTATTTCGTCTGAGGATTGCTTACTGAAACCACCTGACCGATTCGCAAGTTCGGGTTCTCGCCCTTGTCTAGGACATAGAATAAAGAATTAGTTCTTAAACCTTGAAACATAATATAATCTCCTATTATCTATTCTTGTTAAACAATACCCGACATTATCTGTAGGGTGTTAGTATCTCTCTCAAACCAGAACTGATAAACACCAGTTCCCTGCACGTCTGCAACCGTCAATGGTGCGCCATTATACTTGGTCACAGCCTGAGTACTTCCGTTGGTCTCGAAAAGGATAGGCAGCGTACCAGTCGTTCCAGTCGGAATAGCCTGCATCAGGTTTACGAAAATCGTACCTCTGTAGCTGGCATTCAGGAAGGCGTGGTTTTTGAACGAGAAAACAACATTGTTGGTGTTCACAACCACGCCCGTAGAAGCGATAGCTGCCGAACCATTACGATTCACCCTTGTATATGGTCTTAACCAAAACATAGCAGCCTCCTTTCTTTAACCCCAGAATCCGTTGTTAGCAGCATTCAAACCATACAAGCCAGCCTGATAAGCAACGCAGTTAGGAACCGCAGTAAATGGGCTGTAAGGAGTGGTCACGGTCTCAGGCAACTTACACTTGATACCAGCCACCTCGTTCTGCAAGCCAGCCAATACCTGATTGATAGGAGCCACAGCCTGACCCACAATCTGAGAGGTCATAGCAGAAGACTTGAAGGTGCTGTTCTCTTCACGAAGAGCATCAATCTTGTTCTGTAACTCTCTCATTTCAGCTTGCTTTTGTCCGTCAACGATGGTCTGAGTGCTATCCTTGATAGCGTTGTGCAAGTCACAAGTTTGTCTCTGAGTCTCGTAAGCTACATTGGCGAAGCCACGCTCCTGACCATTAGCTACATTGTTGATGGCATTCTGCAAGGTTCCAGTCTGCTGGCAGATAGCCATGCGGTTCTCGCAGCAGCAGTTGGCAATCTGTTGAGCAATCTGCATATTACCCTGCTGCAAGGCATTGATAGTCTGCATACCGCTCATACCCACCTGATTACCTACACTCTGAACCTGAGAGGTCAAGGCAGAAATGGCACTCTGAATCTGACCTTCGGTGCAGTTCAACTGGGTAGCCAAATTGCTGAGTGCATTGCGGTTGCCACCGATGGCATCCATCAGGAGACCACGACCATAGTCATTGTTAATCTCGTTTGCGAGACCACCACGACCATTATTGCCGAAACCTCCCCAGCCGTTACCTCCCCAGCCCATGAGGAAGAAAAGGAAGATTACCCACATGAACCATCCACCTTCGCCACCGAAACCATTGTTTCCCTTCATGGCAAGAAGGACATTTGGGTCAACACCCTGCTTCTGGAGCAGAGGCGCAAGAAGACCGAGCATCCCATTATTAGATGTTGAGCCTTCGTTTCCGAATACATACGTTTTACTTTCCATATTATCCTGAATCTTTTGTTAAACATTAATTGATTAATACTACGTAACGTTACGAGCACAAAGTTACGAATAATATGGATAGATATAGATAAACTCGCAAAATATTATATAAGTGCTTGATGAGCAAAGATTTATGATTACGTAAAAGGTCATAAATATACATGAGGGGCGATTGGGTCTCTCCTATATATATAAAATGTGTAGCTACTTCTAGAGGTTTATTCCATACTTTCGTGATAGCTTGCGGAAGAAAGCCTTCTTGTTGGCAAAGTATCGGATGAGCGACTTATTCCACTTCTTTTCATGCCCGAACTGGTCATGGATGCCTTCGGGTATCTTGCCATCGTGAACATACTTCTCGAAGGATGAGATAGACTTGCCCATTTCGTGAGCGCACCATCCCTTGTTGGCTTGTGTATCATTCATCATGGCAGTAAGAAGTGCCACAAGTTCCATATCTCCTTCAGACAGACCGCAAGGGATAGGCTTGCCCTCTGCTTGGGCAACTGCTGATTCATGTGCCTTATCTGCGAGAGCACGAAGTCCAGCTTCGATGATGCTGTAATTTACTAATTGCGACATAAGCATATAAAATTAAAATGATTGTAATCAGGAACATATCACAATAGTACATATTGTTTGTGATAACGATAGAGCCGAACATGATGTGTATTACGTTGACTCCTGCTGCATATAAGAGCGGTATTCTCCACTCCACGCACAATCTGTGCAGTACCTTACCTTTCCAAAGAGAAATCGGGTAAAGAATGTAAGTGATGAAGTAGAAGAACCAGATAGGTTCCTCGTTCTCTTCATACCACAGCGTTATCTCCATCTTGCTGTCGTAGAACTGAGATACACTATACCATCTGAAAAGCATGACCAATATAGGCGCATACTTGAAATAAAGCAAGTCCGTCTTAATCTTGCTGCGTTCAGGGAGAAGTTTTGTAATCTCTCCAATTAACTTCTTGACTCGTAGGTCTTCTTCTTTATCTTTTTTCATAAGCCTTCATTTTTAAGTTTATAATGATTGGATAATCTTTTGCTGATGTAATCACCTGAGATTCAGATATTCTTAGATGCTGCAAATATAAAAAGAAATAATGGAAGCATAACAATTCAGGATATTTTTAATAGTTAAACTTTATGAATATTTACAGATTGATAGATTTACACAAGAAAAAGAGGTAAAAAGTTTCAGATTGAAAGCAATTATCCCCCGAAAGCCTAGCACTTTCAGGGGATAGTCATATATGTATTACTTCTCAGTCTTTGCCTTTTGGTTATCTTACCTTTGATTGCAGTTCACTGAACTTCTCTCTTTCGGCACGTATCTGTTTCAGGATTGTCTGCTTGGCATCATATCCGTCAGCAGAAACCAGTTTTTCCTTCAACTCCTTCATCTTCTTGCCATACGTGGTATATTCAGATTCCAAATCCTTGTATGCCTTGAAGTTTGGATGCTTATTCATAAAGATGTACTTCATTGCATCTGTCTGATTGTTGTACTCATCATTCAGGACAGCGTATCGCTTGTAGAGCACCTTATTGTAGGTACTGATAGCATTATCTTCCGCCACATCAATAGACATCTTTACTGCATCGTAAGCTTCTTCGCTAGGTTCCTTACCCTTCTTCTCTTGATTCAGACCTTCCTTAGCTATTTGCTCGTCAGCAGCAGCATTGGCATCCTTGGTACGTTTCTTTTCTATCATATCCTTTAACTTATGGTCAGAAGTAGTATCAAAGAACTCATCAGCCTTTTTCTTGTCATACTCGTCCCACTTATCCATCTTATCCTTGATTTTCTTTTCAAAGGACTTCTGATACTTGTCAACATAACCATTGAAGGTCTCGGCATCCATACCAATCTGAGAAAGGAGATTGTCACGATTGATTTGTCTCTCGGCATATCTCTTCTCCAGTTCTGCCAATGGGATTTTCTTGATGTCTCCACTCTTCAATCCCAGTTCATCCATATACAACTCACGGATGCTTTCCTCAGGAGCACTGATAGCCTTCAAGATACCTATCTGCCATTCCTTAGCCGTATTACCATTATCATAGTCTGCCTCAGAGAGTGCCTGATATAATGCGCCCACGGTCTCAGGATTGAATCCTATGAGCGATTGAACTCCAAGCATACCCAACTTGTTTGCTACAGAATACCACTTCTGGTTTCCTACCATCGAATAAATGTTAGCCAAGTCAGATGTGGCAGGATTGATGTATAGGTTCTGATACCTGAACACCTCTTGGTCAAACGTTGGTTTGCCATCCTCCACCTTCAATCCTGCATTGAGAATGTTCGATGCAAACGGAATCACATAGTTGTCGGACAAAGATGTGGCGAATCCTTTGAGCACAGCTTCCTCTATCATATCCTTCTTCTTATCATCATCATCGCCAGTGAGCAAGTAAGGAAGTACCTTATATAAAGCCCAAGAAACAGGAACGAGAGTAGCGAAATTAATCAATCGCCCGATGCTCTGTCTGAAAGTTCTGTTATATGTAGCCTTGGCTATAGCCCTTGCAGTATTCTCGTCAAGTCCATCCTCTTCCATGATTTGTCGGGTCATAGACTCAATAAGCGTAGTCTTATGCTTTCCGCCCCAGAAGTCATAGGTTCTCGCCAGTCCTCGGCAAGCCTCAATCTGCATACGACCATAAGCGTAGTTGGCATTCTTGAAGAGTGAGAGAGCGGCAGACACATAGGTTCTATCCACCTGCATAGGCGATAAGTACATACCACCAGAAGACTGCTGAGTCTTGTTGTATGCTGCCACAGCCTTATAATAAGCCTTCTCCTCAGCCTTCTCCTTTGGATAGCCTAGTTTGGTCAGGCGGTTCACCTCTGTTTCATAAACTGAGCGAGCACCTACAGCACAAGTGATTCCATCCACAAGGATATTTGGAGCCATACCCCATTTAGAAATAACCTTAGTCCAATCGTGATACTTCTCCAGTTCGTCAAGATACTGCCTCAGTTTTACATCGCCATAAGTTATGTTCTCAATACGCTTTCTGAAATCAGGAATATTCTCCTTCGCCCACTTCCATGAGCCGTAAGGGTTAACTCCATTCTTCACGAATCGTGTAAAGTCACACTCAGGAAGGAACACCGTTGCTGACTGACTCTGCTTGATGGCAGTCCACAAGCGACCCGAAATCTTAGCGACAGCGATACCACCCATGGCAGCAGCAATCCTGCTATCCATCATACCAGCATTCACCTTTGGCTTGTATGTTCCAGCAGCTATCTGTGCGGTCTGCTTGAACTCATTCCACAAGGTCTTGCCGCTACCATAAGCCACAGAACTCATGTTCTGTACTTGGTTTCTGAAATGAGTGTAAGACAGCAGCGTGTTGATGTCTTGTCTGAATGGCAGCATAGCCGACCACTCCTCCATTTCCTGCAAATGGTTGAAGGCAACCTCAAAGGCATCTGCATTCTCAATATCAAGAGGAATCACATTCACCCTACGAGTAACAATAGCACCAGTAAATGTACCAGCCAACTGACTCATTGCATCAGAATCTTGATTCACATCTTCCTTAACGTTTCTTGCTCGGTTATTGATGGCAAGAGGGAAATAGTTCTCCACATCCTTCATAGGAGCACCGAAGTACTTAGTATGAGTAGCTTGGTATCTTCTCTGACATTCAGGAAGGTATTCATCCTGCAACCACTCACCCATAGCCTTCACTCTTGGGTCAAGGTTTTCCTCGATTGCAGCCACATCTTCCTCTGTGATACCCATAGCACGGAGTTTCATTTCTCCATCAGTCTCCTTATTGACCAGATAGATATAGAGCATCTGACCTTGTTTCAGATGGATGGTTCGCTTACCAGTCTCCTTGTTGGAGTAGTCAGTAACCTCAACGTCCATTTCCTTCATACCCTTACCATCAATACCTACCAGCTTCATAAACTTCTCCTTGCCGAACAGTTCCTTGGTCTTCTCATCAAGGGCATTTCGGTTCATTTCATTATATAGCTGTTCCTCATCAAGAGCATCTTGGTTCAGTTTCGTGAAGTAGTTGTATAAGTAACCCTCGCCATTTGCTGCTTTCTTACCGAAGAACTTCAAGAACTGCTCAAAGGTATATGTAGAAGAGAATACTGCACGCTGCAAGTCATTGTTCACCAGTTTCTTCTTGGCAGTTGTGGTATCATAATAGGTAGAATCCACACCTTCCAAATCCAAGTTGGCACGATGCAGAATTTCGTTCTTGTGCTCGGTAATCTCCTCTCGGAACTCCTTTGCCCTACCCTTACTTTCCTTCACCATTCTCTGAATATTGTTCAGTAGATTCTCGTACATGGTAATGCGGTCAAACTTATTCTCAAATAGTTTCTTTTCCAAGGACTTCAACAAATCCTTGTCTTCCTTGGTAGCATCCTTCTTATTCTTCAACTCGCCAATCTGTTTCTTCAACTCGGCAATATCGGCATCATTGCCGCCAATCTGCTGCTTATACATGATGGCAGCCTGAATGCCAGCCAGTCTGTAGTCATTCATTTCCACATTGTCTTCATTCTTGGCAGAATCTTCCTCAATGTTTGCAATATAGTTATTCAGAGACTTATCATCCATATTGATAGCCTTCTTGTACTCGCTCATGAAAGCCTGACCCTTAGCATCAAGAGAACCCATCTTAATCACACCGCTCTGGTCTGCCCTTGCACCCTTGGTATTGATAAGGTTGTCGTAGGCAGTTGAGAGACGGTTGAGATAGTTTTCAGCAAGGATTCCCATAGCCTTGTCTAGGTACTTCTTTACATCATTGGCTCCAGTGGCATTCTTGGCAGCAGAGAGAAGGTTGCCCACCTTACCCCTGCTCAATCCGTCACCCCATCCGATGTTGAGCATCTTTCTTACAAGGTCAGATACCGCCTTAACCGTTCTCTGGTCATAGTTCTTCTGATTTAGAACCGCTCTTCTGATATTGCGAAGCTGCTTGTTCATATCCTCCAAGTCAACGGACAAATCAAAGTCCTTTGGCTTTGGAGCAGACTTCCAGAGTTCCTTCTTCTTGTTGTACTCCTCCAAGTCTTCTGCATAACCGATTTCTGTTGAATAGTTTTCACGATGAGGACGAACTGGTGGATAGGCATCAGGAGAAAGACCATTGTCAGCCTTCCACTTGTCGAGTGCATCTTGGAATCCAGTCTGCTTAGGAGCAGTCTTCCACAAGTTCTGATTGCGAGTCCACTCTACCATTCTGTTGGCGTAATCAAAGATATTCTCGCCTTCCTTCATGATAGGTTTCTCCATAGGAACAGCACCCTTTTCTAAATGGTTCTTCTCCATCCACTCTTCCATCTGCTTGTCATAAGGAGTAGAGCCACGCAAGGAGAACTTGGTATTGCCATCCTCAGGAGTAGTAGGGCGCAAGGTGTTCTGCAAGAGAGGAGCAATCACATGTTCCGTCAACTGGGTAGGGATTCCGTTGCCGATGATGGTATGGCTCAGGTTCTCAGAGAATGGCATCTTGTAATCATCGCTCACTCCTGATACTCTAGCGAGCACTCTACCCATGGCACGATATACCTTACCATCAGGCATCACAATCACATCACCACTCTTCGTTCTGAGTGTTGGCAGCAGTTCATCAGCAAAAGCATGAGGAATCTTGCCATCAGCGTAGGCACTACCCATCACATACAATGGCTTGTCAATGTTTCGCCAGTCAATACCATCAACCTTCAAGCGAATATCCATCCAAGGAGCCACACCATTTTTCTTCTCGGTCAGGGTCGGGATAATATCAGCCACAGCTTCATACCATCCGCTCTTATGTGCCATCTTCTTTGGCTTTTCAGGAAGTTTGCCATCACGAACCGCACGGACAATCAATCTCTCTCGATTGGTGTAGCCGCCATAGTCAGCAGCGTTATACACATCTGCATCCCAAGTATAGCCGTTTGCATCCAGAGCATCGGTAATAGTCTTCATGGCATCTGAATCCTTATATCCCTTCACGTTCTCAATGGTCACAACCTTTGGCTTAATAGCATTGATAAACTCGGCAGTACTAGCAGCAGTCTCCTTGTCAAGTTCCACCTCAGCATGGTTACTCTTTGCCTGAGAGTAGTTCTTGCAGACTGGGCTGGCATGGAAGTACTCCACCTCGCCATCTATCTGTTTAACCAATTCTTTAGGGTCAACGTCACGAACGTCAGCAGTAACGATGTGCTGCCCGAAGTTGTTGCGATAAACACCACTTATCTTCTCGTCATACTCCACGGCTACCACTGGGTCGATGATACCCTTCAAGCCTTCCTCAACAAGACCGCCACCGCTAAAGTAGGTTCCAGCCTTAATGAGAGTGCCATCCTTCAGGGAGAATTTAGGTTCCTCGCCAGCAATCTCTGCCTTGCGATTCTCGCCCAGAGCCTGAGCAATATGAATCATCTTCTTGTTAGCCATCTTCCAGCCGCTCGGCATATCCTCAATAGCAGTCTTGATAGCATCATCCACCTCATCAGGAGTGTTCAGACTCTTCAAATCCTCAGCCATATCTGCCGCCCCACTCTCCTTTCCGTCAGCCATATCACGGAGAGAGAAGGACACATCACCCACACCCAAGAAAATCTGGTCTTTGCGAGCCACGTCCTCAGTAGATTCAGCGAGAGCTTTTCTTCTCTCCTCAGGAGTCATTTTCAATCGGGCAGACACATTACGAGCTTCCACCTCTCCAGAAAGAGACTTGTAGTTTTTGTAGGAATCCTTTTCGTTTGAGTAAGCATTATAAAGAGCTTTATTTCGCTCTGCAAGAGCCTTGGCTTCATCTTCCTTTCCTTCTGCCCTCAACCCCCTTATCTGCTTAATCACTTTCTCAAATTCATCCTTAATTGCATCTCTCACAAATTGTTCGCTTCCACCCTTAGCAAACCCCTCTTCATGCTGGATATAGTGTTGAACTTCGTGAACCAATGTTCTTTTCAGAAGACGAGTTGCTATTTTATAATGTATATCCAAGTCATATTTCATTGCCTCACGAATACCTCCAAGATTCAAAGTAATGGTATTATCATAATAAGAACCACCCATCTTTGCTCTTCCCTTCTGAATCTTCACATCTTTCAATTTTGGATAAGCATCAAACAACTCAGGGTATTCCTTGAACAAATCGTTTGGTTTCTCTACAATATCAGAGAGAGTCAGAGTCTTCTTATTCACCCATTCCTTCGGGTCACGGAGAACAACATCAGGCATTTCGTATCTCCACTTGCCATCAGCACCACGCTCCCAGCCAGTAGCTGCCTTGATAGCCTTATCTTTCTTTTTGTTCTTCTCCATATCCTTTGCCACGGAGAGATTATCCATACGGAAAGTACGCTCCTCTGCCTTGTCAGCAGCAGCCGCACCACGCTCGCCAGCGAGAGAGAAACGGATATTGTCGCTACTATTGATAGCATCCATAGTAACCTTCTGTCTATCCTCAGCATTTCCACGCTCATAACTGCTCACATCAATGCCAGCCTTCTTCAAGGCATCTATAACATCACTTGGAGTATCGCTAGGAACGATAGCCTTCTCAAACTCATCAAGTCCGTAAGGTCTCATAAACTTGGTTTCAAAATAGAACACCTTATAATCTTTCTTGATTGTATCAAGCAACTTATTGTATCTATCCATCCACTCATCAGATACCTCAATATTATAAGCCTTCTTCAAATACTCCTTTTCATTTCCCTTATGGTCAGTAAGTTCAACCATACGAGAAACACCGCTATCATCAAACGCATATCTGTTATTAGAGCCAACACGGATTTCATCAGACAATTCCAAGAACTCCTTGGTAATCTTGTCTTTTATCTGATTATGTCTCTCATCGCCAAAAGGAATCAACTTATCCTTGGCATTCTTCATGGCAGCAAGCGTATTAACCTCAGGAGAGTTCTTTGCTATGAACACACCAAGTTCTGAGCCGAAGGCAGTATAGCCGCCAGCCACACCCTGTTTCTTCATGAGCTTCACAGCATTTTCTATAGTATTAGGGATATACTTAGGCTTACCGCTAGGTGTAGTGCCATTATAAAGCATTTCCTCAACACCATATTCCTCTGTCTTCTTATCCAGCCAAGATGGGAAATCATCAGATAACTTCTTATTATCCTCCACCTTCTTCTTTGCAGTCCCCATCGTGTCGTGAACATCTACCTTTCCATTCTTTCTGTTATTGCGAACCACATCATTCACGAAATCAGCAGCGATATAGAAGTTCTCCACGCCTTCAAGTTCTTCAAGACGTTTCTTCTTCAAAGCAACAAGCAAATGATTACCCTGCTTTTCTGCACTTGCGATACGAGCCTTCAATTTCTCACGTTGAGCATCTACGTCATTATCCTTGCCAGTAGCCTTATTCATCAGTTGAATCAGTTCTGCTACCTCTTTATCAGTATAATCTGTTTTGTTGCCATTATCTGAGATACGCATCACCTCGTTGGTAATGTCGTTGTCATACTTGCCAGTCTGATAGATAGTTTCAGGATTCATGCCATTATCAAACAAGTAGTGCCAGTACAATCCGTCACGAACATCGCCACTTGACAAATATCCCTTCCAGCTTTCTCTTACATTGGAATAGATACCATTATCAACATCACCAAGTTTCACGTTCATGTCGGTATTGAAAGCCTTCTCGCCCTGCTTATTCATGATTCTCTCCACCTGAGGATAGGTAGGTGTCCAAGCATCAGCCGTGAAGGTTCCAGCATTCTTGCCTGTTCTCTTAGCCAGCTTCTCAGCCTTAGGAATCAGGGTAATCTCTCCATAATCAGAGTATATTCCGTTCTTGGAGTCAACAACACCCATAGAAGGAGCAGCAAAACCGCCCTGCTTGATAGCCTTTCTTAACTTGTCAACGCTGATGTTATGCATACCAAACATAGTTTTTTCGTTCTTCAATGAAAACTTTTCGCCATTTTCCTTGGCTGTTTCAGAAGAATTGTCTATCTTTGCAGCAGAGCTGAGCGGAGGAGTGGAAAGGCTTTCCACCTTATCATCTTTAGGAGTTAACATAATGAGTTCGCCGCCATTTCGTTCAGCTTGTCTTTTTATTCTCCCAAGATTTCTTTCATCAAGTGTATACCAACCAACAACTTCAACATTATTCTTGTTGTCGTTTACTTCCAACACGGTGATAGGACTTTTATCATCCAACTTGATTGCAACCCAATGGTTAGGCTTCTTTGTTGGCTGTGTGTGCCCTACTAAATCAGTATTGTATAAAGCATCATTCAATACCTTTTTGCTTTCAGCAGGAGTAAACTTGTGAGCATTCCAATTCTTCTCAAAAATATTCTTCTTGATAACAATAGGCTTTCCGTTTGCCCCTATAGCAGCATCCACATTCTTTGGTATAGCAGGAAGCTCTACATTACGAAAGGCACTAGTGAAGTCTTCATCCGTCAATTCATCAACGGACTTAATCTTATCCAGTTTCAAAGTACCATCCTGATTCAGAGGATTCTCCTGATTATCCTTCAACGAGAACTTAGGAGCATCAGCTATCTCCTGATTGATGCTGTTCACGACATCATCAGTAACAATATCGCCCTCCTGAATCTGCTGAGGTTCACGACCAGCCTTGCTTACCAAGTCTGCTTGCTCTGCTCTGGTCAAGATACGGTTCACCTTCATCGCACCAGTAATCACCCAAGGGTCAGTCTCAGGGTTCGGGTTGGTACGATACATATAATATCCATCAGTAGGCAGATGTTTCAAGCCAGCCAATGAATGCTGATACTTGCCCGATGGATTGATACCCTCTTGGCGAGCTTCCTCCTGATAATCTACATCAGCAGCATACTCCACCTCAGCGAAAACGAAGTTCTTTGGGAAGAGAGTCTTGTTGCCCTCAGCATCCTTGCGGTTGAACTGGATAGCGTAAGGCACTACACCAAGATGCCAGCCTGGTCTATAGGCTAGCTTACCGCTACCGCCTTGTGTTCCCTTGCCGCCCTGCTTAACCTGAGGTCTGCCAGTCTTGCTTTCTCCTGCAATAGGAGCCGCATCAGCATCAAGCCATACACCAACCGGAGTAGCAGCGCCATCAGGATTCGCTACCATTGGTGGATAGAGTTTGCCATCCTTTAGCACAAACACCTTGTAGCCGATACCCTTCTTCTTAGGCTCAGGCTTCTGACGGAGAGAGAATGAAACATCTTCGCCAGTCTCAGAGTTCGTTACCTCGCCCTTGGCAGTATCAACGTATGCCTTTTCAACGATACGCTCCAAAGCATCTACAGACTTGTAGAAGTCTCCATATAACAGACCCTTTATCTTCTGAATAGCATGAAGAATCGTTGCCAATACAGGATGATTTAGACGAAGAGAGAACTTTTGTGCCAAGTCAAAGTCATTAATAAACTTTCCTAATTTATCAGCAACAACCTCCTCAACGTAATCATCAATATTGTTATATCCAGAGATACCATAATAGTTTTGGTAAACCTTTGCCAAGTCTTCCTCAAACTTCTTCCTTGTTGTTACCGCCATAGCAACCTTAACAAGTTCTTTGTATGCCTCAGGATTCTTCTGCTTGATGACATGAGTCATTTCGTGACCAAAGACAAACTGAGTAGCCTTCTCTGTGTCCAGAGCAAGATACATGGTTCCATTCTCTATCCAACCATTTGACCTTGCACCCATATAAAGGAACTGAACCTTCAATCCCATCTTCTTACACAACTCCTTAATAGCCTTGTGTACATGTTTAGGCATATCAATATCCAAGATGTCCTTATCATCCACCTTGTTGTCATTGATAAGTCTCTGTCTGTCTTCATTATCGTTTATGTTATATGTCTCACCGCTCTTTCCTCCTTCAATTTCAAACGGAACCTTATCTTCGCTAAGTTGTAAGCCAAGCGGATTTTCGTCAGTTGCATCCTCGGGAACTTCAATAGCCTTGCTACCCTCTCTTAGCTTGTCAGGGAACTTATTCTGCTCAGGGGCATTTATATTCTCATTTGTCTGCTCATTTATCTTCTCATTCTCCTCATCATTCTCCTCATCAGAGTTCTCTTCCCTAGTCTTCTCCTCAGATTCAGGAGCCGTTTCAGTCTGTTGTTCTGATTCAGCCTTATTCTCCTCAGCGAATGCAGCATTATCAGCCGCCTTCTTCTGCTCTTCAAGTATGTTCTCAGCCTGAGCGATACGAAGATTCTCAATGTAATTTCTTGCTTCCGATGCCTTGAAACCGCTAGTAATTATGCTGAGCATGGCATTGCGAATATTCTGAGTGTCGAGTGAATCAAGGTTAGATGGACGATTCTCCCACAGACTATGCACAAGGTTATCAATGGTTGTTCCTTTGCCATCAGCAGCGAGCAACTGAGTCTTGGCAAAGTCTTCTCTGCTCAATCCAGTTTCCTGCTTAACACCATTGCTTGTCTCTGTTCCCTCATAGTTGAGAGAATGAGCACCGAGGTTGCTAGCCACATACTCCTCAGCAGTAAGCGGAATCGTATCTGTCACGTCAATGCCAGTGACATCATACAGACGATGCAGCAGAGTTCCAACCGTCTCCTTATAGATTTGAGCCACCGCCTCAGCATCATCCTTCACCGCACTCTTCAAGCGAGCGAACTTTCTTCTTGCCTTCTCAATGAGTTCCTTTCTACCCTCAGCAGTATTCTCTTCCTTGGCAATTCTTCTTTCCTTCAACGAATCACGGATAGAGATTGCAGAGTCATAATGTGCTTGGGCATCAGCAATGGCAGCTTCCTTCTCCTTCTTGCTTGCAACCAACTCGGAAGGCTTAGTGCCAGTCAACTTCTTATTCTTTGCTTGCTCCAATACTTTCTTAGCCTTCTTGATTTCTCCATCCAGCCAATCATCTGCATCCTCACCTAGGTTATTATCATACCACTCAGCAGCATGAGAAGCATCGGTCTGACTAAGGTCAACCTCGCCACTCACATCAACTGGGATAGGAGTTCCATCCTCAAATGTTAAGCTTTCATTATTTTCATTGCCGTTTGCAGAAATGTTTGTATCTTTGCTTTCAGAAGAGCCAGCAGAATCCTCTTGGGAAGTTGTCACAGAAGCGGAAGGCTGGTTCTGCTCGGTCTGTGCGCCATCGTCATTACGATTTAGCAACTTCCCTTCTTCGTTATCTTCAACCTCTATTCCACCTCTATCAACCTCTATTCCACCTCTATCAGCCTCTATTGAACCACTATTATCCTCTATCATTGAGGTTTCAGGCATAGCAGAAGATTCAGCAGAGAGTATCATATTGCGATACTTCTTATAATCATCAACAGATACTTCACCCTTTGTCTTTATCTTAACCAAGCCAGTAGGGAAGCTCTGAGTCTTCAACTCTCCATTTGCATCAATGTAAGCAAACTTGGTTCTCATCTTGTTTCCTTGGATATAGAACACATCTTTAGCATCAGGGAACAGATTATTTCCATCCTTATCAGAAACATCTACCATCTGAACCTTACCATCCTTTCTGATTATATCAGAGTAATCTAGGTTATCTTCGATAGGTGCTGACTGGATATTATCTTCCTGAGCAGGATTCTCTGCTTGTGTAGTCTGTGCTTGCATTTGCTGCTCAGCACGCTCCTTCTCCATCTGTTCTCGCTGAGCCTTTGCCGCTTGCAATCTCTGCTGGTCAGACTCATCCTTCATCTTCTGCAACTCTTCAAACAAGACTGGAACATTTACATTCTCACCCTTGACAAGTTCTGTTGGAATGTTGCCATCAATAGTAATCATGGCAGTACCATCACCATTATCAGCGAGTACTTCATAAGTATGTTCTGTTCCATCTGCATCAACGGTCTTGAACTGAGTACCTACCTCAACAACACCATCAATGATACCAGTAGTTTCTTTGATAGCCTTCTCCTTGGCATCAGCCATAGCCTGACTTCTCACTTCATCAGCATTCTCCTCACTACCCAGTTCATCAAACATCATGGCATCAGCATGCTCAACCGTATTAGTAGTTGGGTCATAATACAGAATCATATCATCGCTATTACTAATGTCAATAGAACCATCTTCATGGGTATCAATATTACCATTGATGATATATACACCATAATCTTCCAAGCCGCCAGTAGCCTTGATGGTAGCATTTCGGATTGTATTACGAGACTTGTCTGTGTACATATCAACCGCCTGTGCTGCTCTTTGAACCTCCAAGTCTATCTGGTCTCTTGCGTTATCAATCACACCTTCATAGCGAGCATTAGATAACTGGTAGTCATAAATAGCCCTCTCAATATTATCATCACGACCAGAGAGTGCTTCAAGTTCCTCATCACTCATGGATGCCAACTGCTGCTCTGAGATACCAAGAAGTTGAGCAAGAGACTTTTGTTTGTCTTCTTGGTCTAACTGAATCTCATGAGTATCGTAGCCATAAGCATCACGCCCCTGCTGGTATGCCTGATTCTTCTCCATATTCTTCACAGAGACACCTTCACCCTTGTCTTCAACTGCCTTCTTTGCAGCAAGCATGTTACCGATGTCATAGCCACGCATGATGAGCAAGTTCTGAATATACTCACGCACTGGCTGTCTGTTCTTACCAAGAGCAACATCACGATTGATTTTGTTTACCATTTCAGGCATATCTTTGTTTGTCGTAGCATCTATCTGATTACGGAGTTCTTCCCACTTCTCCTTACCAAGCAACTGAGACAAGTTCACATCAGCTTTGTCTAGCTTATGCTTATAGGAATAATACTGCTTGGCATTATAAGCATGAAAAGGAGCAACAGCACCCTTCATCAATCCGATAGACAAGAGCATACCGCCCCATATCTGTGACTGCTGCTTTTCATCCCACAAGTCTGAGATTTTGTTATCACCAGTAAAGACCGTGTTGGCGATAATACCCAACTCTTCCTCCAAAGACTCACCGACAATACTATTCACTTCAACCTTACCAAGAGTTCTGTCAGCACCAGCCTTCAAGTATCTTGCATTCTTTGACACCTTATTATTAAGCAAGAAGTCAATCACCTTGGAAACATTCTCCATGTTGTACTTGTTGATAATTTTCTTGCCACCTTTGGTAACGAAGTTCTTCAGGGCAGTACCAGCAGCATCAATGCCACCGCCAGCCAACTCAGTTGCAAACTCTATTGTCTGAGCTGCCTCACCCTTTACAAGGGCAGTAAGGAAGTCTTCACCGCCTTCATGCACAAGTTTACCATCACTATCAAAAGTGCCGAACTTGTAGTTACCCTGCTCATCCTGATAGACCTGACCCGTATAGCGGTTAATCACATCGTTAGCAACATTTCCGAGACCAACCGTGTTGGCTTGGGCAGCACCTACGATTCCATACTGGATAGCCTTGCCGAAAGCCTTAGTAGTAAGACCAGTTACCTTACCAATATAGTTTGCGATATGAGCACCAGCCATTCCAGTAGCTTTCTCCATAGTACCCAATGCCACTTTTGAAGCAGCACCCTGCACAACCTTACCAATAGCGTTACTCATACCCTTGGAGAATCCAGCACTACCAATCTGCACCATAAAAGGAGCCATATTGGTAGTGATAACGCCACCAGTGTACATCCATCCCTGATTATCACCATACTGACTCTGTGCATCGCTATTCTTTACAGCTTGCTGCATAAGCATATCACCAGCTTCCGTATGTACTCCATTATCCAAATCCTGCTTGGTTGCAAGCAAGGAGCCAGCATTGATAAGGTCAGATGCACCACCAGTCAGGAATCCAGTATCTTTGGCAGCATCATACATTCCTCTAAAAAAAGAATGATTGTCAAAGATTGCACCATTTCTTGAATCCTGCTCCAACTGCAAGAGTTCTCTTCTCTTACGATTGTAGTCACCAGCAGCAAGAAGTTGTCGAGCTTCCGTATTCTCCAAGATACCATTGTTGGTAGTAACACTATGAGGAGTACCAGCGATACCGCCACCCCTAGTCATATTGCCCCATACACTACCCACCTCATCAGTAGAACCGATGAAGGACTTGAACATATCGCTAATCTTTGCTGCATCCTTGTCGGCATCAGCCATCTGGTCGTGCAGTTCATTCTCCCAGTTCTTCGATACCGCCTGAGCATACTCCCTGTCAAGGTCTTCTACGGTCTTGGCAGGAGTAATGGCAAACTCCTCTCCAGTTGGCTTACCTTTCCGATTCACAACCTTAGCGACAACTGGCTTACGGACATTGTTGGTTGCCCTTACAGCCTGACCTACCGCTCTATGAGTAAGTTCTGACGCTCTGCTCTTATTTGGGTCAACAGATTTAAACATTTGCTGACGATACTTGTTTACGGTAGGATAAACAGCATGAAGACCAAGCCATTTACCGAACTCCTCATAGTTTTTCCCTACATCAGCCCCATCAGCATTGAAGGTATCATATACGGATTTTCTGTTTTTGTAACCTTCCTTGCCAGGCTTAAAGAACCAAGAGTTAAATTCTTCTGGTGTACCAACATCACCACCATCAGCCTTCAAGGCATCATACAGTTTCTTAACCTTACTATTTATTGGCATATTGTTTCTTTTTAATGATGAATTGAAAATTTACTTTTAGCACTTCCTTTAGAAGAAGTACCGCCACCCTTATGGGCAATCTTCTTTCTGACTATCTTCACAACTTGCTTTCGTCCAGCAGCAGTGTTTGGCTTGATACCAGCTTTTGCTACGGTTTCGCTAGCTTCTGCCACCTCTTTAGGGTGTTTTTTGTTCAAGTCTATTAAAGTTTCGTCTGTGTCTTCTTTAGAAGAACCACCTTTATTTTTCCCTGCCTTTTGTGCTCTAGTCACATTAGCGTTGGCATTCTTCTTACTAGTACTTTCCTGCTCTTTATGATGTCGAACAGTTTCTTTGTTCGCAGACTCCTGATTACTTAATTTACCCTTATTGTATTCATCTTGCTTTGCTATCCTCATTTGGTCTAACATGACTTTTGCTCTATTGACTCTATCCATATTATCGTGATACCTCATCTGCTCAGCTAGAGTCAGGTTATTCTTTCTCGCTTCCTCATCAAGAGCTAGTGCCCTCTGATAGCCAGCCTGCCAAGCCGCCCGATTCTTCTCACGCTGAGCATCCATATATGCCTTGCGTTTATTCACCGACTTAGTCATATCCGACTCAGGATTGTGTACCACCTTTGCACCTTTGGTAGCAAAGTAGATATTGGATAGCGCACGGAGACCATCACCCAGAGCAGCGATACGAGCCTTGGTACGCTCCTTCTTCTCTCTGTTCGCCCTCTGCTCAGCAGTCTCATTCAGTTCAGGATTCAGTATCTTATACATATCAGCATAAGACAACTGCTTAGGCTGAAGTTTCGACTCATCCTTCTTCACAATAGGGACAGATGGCTTATCCTCCTCATAATTAGAAGCACTCTGATTTACATCTACCCCATTGGCGATGGCTTGTTGAGTAGCGATAGTCTTCTCTCTAGCCGCCTTCATCGTAGGTGTTTCATTCTGAGGAGTAGCAGCATTCATCTGGTCAACCTTCTTTCCAGCCGCATCAAGTTGCTGCTGAGTGAAGACTGGAGCCTGAGTCTGTGCCACCTTCTGTGCGGCATCCACACCACTCTGCTGCTTGTTGATAACACTCTGTGTAGTCTTCAAGACATTATTGTTTCGTAACATATCTGATGCTTTCATAGTCTATGCTTTAATCTTCTTTGGCGCATTGTCACCAATCATATTGTTCAAATCATTCGCTACTTGCTGCTGGGTAGGAGCCGCACCCACCTTGGCATTCAACTTAGCCATATCTGCATCGGTAGGCTGTACCACGTCAGGACGAGCCACCTTACTCTTACCAGCACCACTATCAATAGTTGCAGCGATATTGGCAGCAGTACCAGCCACGCCAGCCACCGCATTGGCAGTATCAGCAGCCTTCTCAGCTTCCATACCCATCTGTTGGTTCTGCAACTGATTCTTTCTGTTCATGTACTTCTGTTCGATGTTATCCTTTCGGGCATCATTTGCAGCTACAATCTGTGAGGTAGTATCAGCAAGAGTCTTGTTGTTCGCCTCCTTCACCGCAGTAGTAGAATCTTCCGTACCGCCCATTACCGCTTGTCTTCCCTTAGCAGCCTTGTTTCTGTTCTTAATCTGCTCCTGCATCTGTGTGAGCAAGCGAACCGTATCAGCACGCTTGGTCGGGTCGGCATTGTATGTTCTGTCATACCATGCCTGATTTTCTCTCTGTTGCTGGGCAATCATCTGCTCCTGCTTACGTCTCGCCTTGCGGTTAGCTATACCGCCAGCGATGCTGCTTGCAAGTCCAAGACCTGCCCCAATTAATGCTCCTAACATATATATGTATTTTAATTATTAATAATGGTACAAAGATACTGATACCATCCGAGAATCGTATTTTATCCATTTATTTAAGCTGGTAAGTTAACGGATAAAGTTTCCGTTTGCCAACAAATTACTATTTTTGCACCAAAATAGTTAAAACAATGGCAGCAGATAGAAATACAAAAGGTCAGTTCGAGAAAGGTCGGGCAAAGACTGGAGGTAAACAGAAAGGTTACGAGTCTCCTATCACAAAGGAGTTTCGTGAGTTGTGTGCTGACTTTTCTAGAGAGGCTTGGGAAGACTTCATGGCTGCATGGTATAAGTGTGAGCCGAAGGACAAGGTATCAACTTTCATCAAGATACTAGAGTTTAACTGCCCTAAGCTACAGACCGTCACTCTTGACGATAAGCGTGAGGTTCACAATGCCCTCACCGAGAAGTTGAGACAGATGTCAGAAGAGGAAGGATAAAATATAATTCTAAGAAGAACGTTTGTTTTTTTCATAGGTTTTTGGTTTATAGGTTTTAAGATTGTTAGGATAACGAAATAGGGAATGCGTGAGCACTCCCTATTCTTTTATTCACTATCAGCGACCACCTCTCGCTCTTCTATCCCCAGCCATATCCGTCTTGGAACCACGATTCACCGATGATGGCTTATACCTGATTCCTGATTTCGTATGGCTAGCATCCATACCCTTGCGAGAAGCTGCCCCATACTTCTTATCGTGGGCAGCGTTGTGACGAGCCAATTCCCTACGCTTAGCCTTCTGAGCAGGAGAAGACTCGAAGCGAGTATCATATTTCTTCTTCCGCTCCCTAGCTGCTGGGTGAGTCTGATAATATCTAGCTGATTCTGATACCATAGTTACTCCTTATCTTTGTCTTTATCTTTATCTTCCTTTAACGCATCATCAAGATACTTATCAAGAGCCTTTACACACTTATCAGGAATCTTATTTGCATCCTTGTTTTCTTTGAGATAATCAATAGTTCCACCTACCCCATAGATGATAAGCAGATTCTTTTGGGAAGGAATAAATATCGCCATAACTACCCCTAACACAATAGCAAACATAGAACCCTTAAACATTTTTTTCATAAAAGGCGATGGTTCTAAATCATCTTCACTACACAAAAAAAAACAGAAGCCTAAAGCTATAAATACCAAAAATGATAAAACAGCAATAGCCCCACCTAAATCATTCAGGTTGCCTAAAACACCTAACCAATATAATTCACTCATAATCTTAAATTTTAATTAATATATCTATCTCCAATAAAGTTCACGATGTTCCTTCTTCAACAAATCCCCAGTTCTACACCACCAGTCATTCGGACTCGCTTTAAGATACTCTTGAAAAATTGGGCAGTTCTGTTCATGAGTAAGGATAGGATGAGAAGTAGGCTTGAACTGATGCACACACAGCAAGTCTGCATGATTGCCACCATAAATTCTTGGCGGCATAACATCTTTCGCCTGATGCCACACCTTGTTGAGGTCAATGAGGTAAACCCCATCCAGTTCCTTCAAGACATTACCAATCTTACCAAGCACACGATTCAGGGTTTCTGCCCTATCCGTTCCACCCTTAGCAATCAACCACTGGGCATCACTCAGGGCACTTCTAATCAACATATCAAGTTCCATAAGCCAAAATTTATTTGTTAAAATGGAATTTCATGGGATTTAAGAAACTCATCAATAAAAGTATCGTCTTCCCACTCCTCCTTCAAACGTGCTTTAGCCATATCAAGCATGCCATTTTGGTTAAAAGTACCAAGAATATAAGATATATCAACAACCAACTTCTTTATTTTCTTGTTTATAGCTGGAAGTATCGTCTTAAACTCTTCAAAAGTAAGTATCGTATCTGGTAAATTATCAGCAGATACTTCAACTTCCTCCTTAGATGATTTTCTACTCATAGACTCGATATAGCCTTTTAAAGCTTTTCTATCATCATACGTGGTATAAAGTTCATCAAACCTCTCATAAAGAGAAGTAAAATCATTTTTCATAAGCGTTTTTTACTTTTTTGTTGCTATTACTATTACTTATTATCCAAATATAATTATTAAAAATTAAAATGGATAGATTTTTGATTCCTTTGGATTCTAGGTTCCCCTTAACGCACACGTATGTGAACGCATCAGAAAACCTAAGATGTCATGGATGAGTTCCGTCAACCCCCATCATCTGGTCACTTGATAATTCTACATCAGTTAACCTAAGCAGCATAAGGAGTAGATTTCCCCTCCGCTCGTCTTCTGCTATTAGTTCCTACGATTTGCCATGCGGTCTTCCTTGCAATTTATAGACTCGATGAATCGGAAGGTATCTAGCCCATAGTCTTCCATCTTGTCTTGTCTCAAACTCAGGGGAATAAAAAAGAACCCCCGAGTGTTGGTTACGGACAACGACTCAGAGGTTCATATCTTGTAGGCTTACGCCTTGAAAGGAGGACTACTTTAGTCTGTCAACCGTAACATTGACGATGCAAAGATAGAAGATTTTTCTGAAACTACCAAATGTGAAAAAATATGTAATTCGTTAATCTGTAAGATATTCAGATTTTAGGTATACACTTGATGTATAGTAGGTATACAGATGGTCACAAAGTTAAAATAGGTTAAAGTATATTTAGCATTCAAGTTTATTTTGTTACCTTTGTAGCGAGTAAAACAAGTAATTTAGTTTCTTTAACTATCTTATGTTACTATTTTGTTACTCACTAAAAAGCAGCAATTCTTAATACTGCTGATTATCAATCGGTTACAAGGTTCAGATAAGCATTCATAATGTTTTTGTATAATACGAAAAGGGGTGCTTGTGAAAGTACCCCTTTTGTATATCATCAGTATACCTACCTGCTTAGCTACCAACACTTTATCTATGCGAAAAATCAATTATCAGCTTATTACATTACAGGTAGGTATACAATAGATATGTTGTAGTTTTGTTACTATTATGTTACCGAAAATTTGCGAGTAACAAAAAAAATGCTTATCTTTGCAGCAAATTAATAAATGTAGGCTTATGGGAAGGAAGAAAACAATCGACAAGGAGCCAGTCACTATCAGATTCAAGGAACTTGCCAACGGAAACAAGAGTATCTATCTGGACATCTATACGGACGGAAAGAGGAGTTATGAATTTCTCAAACTATACCTCATCCCAGAGGTTGGTAGAGAAAGGGCGAAGGCGAGGGCGAAGAATGCTGAAACGATGGCTAGTGCGAATATCATCAAGGCTCAGAGGGTTCTCGACTTGAAGAACCGAAAGGCAGGAGTATTCAGCAGTAACAAGAACATGCGCTTGGTAGAATGGCTAGACATCGTGAAGGTTGCCAAGCAGAAGGCAAGTAGGTCGGATGAATCCAGCAAGACCATTGAGAATGTGAAGAAGCACATCATCAAGTTTTGTGGTGAGTCTACCAAGATGGTTGACATAGACAAGAAGTTTTGCATGAAGTGGATAGAGTATCTGAGAACTGCCACCAAGAGGGGTGGACAGCCGTTTAGCGAAGTAACCAAGAAGGTGTACCTTACTTGCTTTGGTACGGTTCTGAATCAGGCTGTCCGTGATGGTATCATACAGATGAATCCCCTATCGCTCATAGACCCAAGCTATAAGTTCGGGTCTCCTGAAAGCGAGCGAGTATACCTTGATATTGAGGAAGTGAAGAAACTGGCTGCAACGGAATGCTACAGCCAGCATACCAAGCAAGCATTCATGTTCTCATGCTTTTCAGGTCTTCGTATCTCGGACATCAGGAAGCTGAAATGGAGCGATATTGAAGAGGTGAAGAATCCTGACGGAACATCATCCTACCGCCTGACCAAGACGATGGAGAAGACTCAGAGAGTTGTCAGCTATCAGCTATCCAACGAGGCGATGAAATGGTTGCCTGAAAAGACGGAAGACGAACTAGTATTCTATGAACTATGCCAGCAGCCGAACATCAACTATCATATTAAGGTATGGGCGAAGGCAGCAGGAATCAAGAAAAACATATCCTTCCATACCGCTCGGCACACCTTCGCCACCATCTACACCACCAGCAAGCTACTCGGTCACTCCCGAATATCAACCACCGAGATATTCCTACTATAGAAGCAGGAATAACACCAATCCATCTTAATACTTTCATTTTTCTACCACATTTTAATTACCCTACATTTGCTTGTCTCATGCCACCGCCTAAGATAGATAGTAGCTGGTCGTAGCGTTTCTCCAACTCCTCGTACTTCGCCTTCCAGACGGAATCATCCTGATGATACTCCTGCTCAGGCATATCATGCTTAGGTTCTTCGGCAACCATATAAGAAGAATCATCCGCATCTTGATTACTATACATAGTACCAACACCACGCATCAACCACTCAGCAGACACATCAGGAAAGGCATCCAGTATCTTCGCTACGATATTGGCTGCTAAAGTTCTATCACCTCTTAACTGAGGATTCAGGGTAGCTTGCGCTACATTAATCTGTTTAGAGAGAGCGTTAACGGAAATAGATTTATCCTCTAAAACTAACTTAACTCTCTGATAAATAGTTACTTCCATACATTTTACATTTATAAATACTAACTAATTAATCTTAAAGGATTAATCTTTTTCGAGAAAATGTTTGGTAGTTTACTCGGAAAAGAGTACCTTTGCACTCGTAAACAACAAGTTGCTTAATTATTAGAAGCAATAAGTACAACAAAAAATTAAGATATGCAAGTAAAAAAGATAAAAATTATCAAAGTTTCGCCCGAAGGACGTAAAAAACTTGCTGAGCGATATGGATGCCGAAGGGAAACCATCTACAACGCTCTAGGTTTTAGAAGTCAGAGCAAGCAAGCCGAAGACATCAGGAATGATGCCCTGAATGAGTTCGGAGGTGTTAAGGCTGATAAGGTCGTGTTCTATTAGGAAGGAGGTGAATATGATTAAGAGATTATTCAGAAAGCACCTGAGAAGAGACTTGGTGACATATTATGGAGCCTCACATCCACAATTTGAAGAGATATTCAACTGGGTATATGAAGCTCCAATCTTAGAGTGGAGAATCAGAATGGACTGCATTCACAAAACAATAAAGTGGCTTGATGTAAAAGATGGCTATAAGCAAAGAGGCGAAATAGACCATATAATACAACTTGACAAAGCAAAAGAACTACTCTTGTTTCTCAGCAAGTAAGAACACATGAACAAATGTCGTTGTTCCACGAATATCAACGATATTACTTGAAGAGGATGAAGCTATTTGCTTAACAACATAATTGTCTCTTTTCAACTTCTTGATTTCCTCATCAAGGTCAAGTTCTACGAGAACACCTTTCTCGTTTACTTTAGAATGTAGATGTACGATTTTCTGTTTCATACGAAATTGAATTAAGTTAAAATGAAAATTTGTCACTTTCTGTTTCATACACTACCGCCCGATTAAAAAATGGAGGAATCCTATGAATGAAATTTCAACTATTGTAGATGGTGACCGAATGACATCACTACAGATTGCAGAGATTACTGGCAAGCGTCATGCTGATGTGATGAAATCCATCCGAAAGATGGAGCCAGCTTGGGAAAAAGTAGCCGAGGGCAAATTTTCCCTCGGGTCTTACAAGGATGAAAATAATCAAGATAGACCTTGCTACTCCCTCAACAAGGAAGAGTGTCTTTACATCGCCACCAAGTTCAACGATGAAGCGAGAGCCAAGTTGATTAAACGATGGAAGGAACTGGAGGAGCAACATCAAAAGCCATCCGTTCCTCAGAACTATCTCGAAGCCCTCAAATCTCTGGTCAAGGCTGAGGAAGAGAAACAGCAGCTAGCTTTGGAAAATAAGAAGCAGCAGGAACAAATCCTCACTATCAGCAAGACGAACATGGAACTTGGCAACAAGATTACCGAAATGCTGCCGAAGGTAAGCTACTACGATAAAATCTTGCAGAGTAATGCCACCATGACCGTTACTCAGATTGCTCAGGACTACGGCATGACTGCCATGAGACTCAACAAGGAGTTGGAGTCTATGAGAATCCAACACAAGGTAAGAGGTCAATGGATATTATTTGCACAATTCCTCGAAGGTGGATATGTTCACAGCAGAGCAGTAGAAATCGTAAGGAGTGATGGTCGGCACGATGTGAAGTACAACACCGAGTGGACAACGAAAGGAAGAATCTTCCTATATGAATCACTCAAAGCAAAGGGCATTCTCCCCTTAATAGAGCAGGAGAACACTCCCAGCGATAAGGGCACTGGTAGAACAGAGCCAGCCAAGGCAGCTAGTGCCAGTCAACAAACCATCAAATTCAACTGATATGATAGACCCAGAGATTAAAGAGCAGCTAGACCGCATAGAGCAGTATTCGCTCATAGCTGCAAAGAATGTGCTCAACATTAATGAAGCTGCAATCATTCTTGGTATGACGGTTAGAGGAGTGAGAGAGAACGTCAGGAACCGCATCATTCCTTGCTATAAACCAAATGTCAACAGACTCTACTTCAAGAAGAGCGAGTTGGAAGAGTGGATGACTCAGAACCGCAGAAAGAGCATGGCAGAGTTGAAATCAGAGGCAGAAGCCTATTGTTTTACCCATTAAACAGATAACTTATGATAGCAGATGTAATGTTGGTAGCCAGCGTAATAGCTTTCGCTGTTGCCGTTAAGGAAATCCACTCCTACTTCAAGGAGGTAGGCAAGTAAGATATATGGAGATTGAACCTCACAAGAATAGTTAAGTATTAAGTTATTAGTGTGTTAAGTCTTATAATATTTCAGTCATTGAAAACAGCAGAGGTTTTTTGGAGTTTGCTACTCCCAGTCTCCACAATAACTTTGTCGTTATAATTTTACATGTTTTAAGTTTTTGCCCAGCGCAAGTAACTCAGTTGGTAGAGTATGAAGGTTTATGAGCCTTCGATGTCGTGGGTTCGAGTCCCACCTTGCGCCCCATATAGCCCGATTCCAAGGCTTTATATCGGATAGGATAAACCTTCCTAGAGAGGTACACGTACCCAAAAGGAGCATCATTAACCACAGATGGTGCTTAGACGTGGAAGTGGCAAGCGAGTACATACACCTGATAGGTGGAATTTGGAAAAACTTGGAGTTCACTTGTGAAGATGCAGACCTGATGCCGTGACCCTTATATAATAAGGTAGCATCTAAAGGTAGGAGCGCACAACTACAAATCGGTTCTAATGCAGCCAGCACGCTTTATTTCTATTCGGTTCAATAGTTATAATTGGTTATTTTATAGAAATCAGATATATCACAATATGTGAGATTACTAGTGCTGGGAGTCCTAAGCCTCCATGAATGCAGAAGGGAACCAAGGAGCGATTCACCATCCGCCAAGATTGTATAGATGTCGCTCCACGGAGGTGGAAGTTTTTATCATATTCCTTTTACTGCCCCTCCTTTTCTAAAGGAAATTGCAAATATTGACATATTAGTAAATTTCATACAGATTACATTTCGATGCGGTAGCGACCGCTCAGGTTAAACTAAAATAAAAAACTCTCGCCCCACCATTCGTGAGAACCGTGGGTATTTTTAATTTGAACATTTAAACCATACAATATGAGATATAAAGCAAATAGTTGTCACGATTGTCTCTTCTCGACCATGTGTGACAACCCGAATAAGAACCCAGATGGTGGCTACAAATGCAGCCGCTATGAATGGAAATATCAATAACAACTTAATACATATAAGATATGAAAGAACTTATCGCAATTCAGTCAGAACTGAAAGCCCCGAAGAGTCAGTTCAACAAATTCGGTGGCTACAAGTATCGCAAGGCTGAGGACATCTTAGAAGCTGTCAAGCCTTTACTCGCCAAGCAGAAATGTACGCTCATCATCACCGATGATGTAGTCTTGATAGGCAACCGCATCTACGTGAAGGCAACTGCTACCATCAAGAACGAGAAGGGCGAGTGTGAAACAACCAATGGTTGGGCTAGAGAAGAGGAAACCAAGAAAGGTATGGATGGCAGTCAGATTACTGGAGCATCCTCCTCTTATGCTCGCAAGTATGCCCTCAACGGTCTCTTTGCCATTGATGATAATGCTGATTCTGATACCACCAACGATGGGCAGCATCAAGCAGCACAGCAGCAAGCGCAGACTCAGCAGCCAGCAACACCCCAATGTCACACGAATAACTTGAACGAAGGATTGGCTTACCTGAGCAGATGTGTCACCAAAGACAACCTGTTATGGGTTATTAAGACATATCAGCCACTATGCTCAAACGCTCAGTTCATGCAAGCAGTATCAGCAAAGAGAAAGGAACTTGGTTTATGACAACAGAAACTAAAGAAATTTGGAAACCAGTTGCAGGATATGAAGGCATATATGATGTAAGCAATTTGGGTAGAGTTAAAACTGTAGAGCGCACATGTTTATTAAACATCAAAGGAACAGACACGCAAAGAATTATAAAGGAAAAGATAAAGCATCCTTCACAAGATGGTCAAGGTTACAAGAATAACAATGGCTATCTTTCAGTAATTCTTAGTTTCAAAAACAAGAGCAAAAGATTTCATGTTCATAGACTTGTTGCAGAAGCATTCTTGGAGAATCCAAATAATTATGAAACCGTCAATCACATTGACGGAAACAAGTTCAACAATGAAGTTTCAAATCTTGAATGGGCTAGCAGAAAACAGAACATGGAACATGCTTGGAAAACTGGTTTAAACCATATTCCTAGTAATTACGCTGGTACTCACAAAAAGAAAATTACTCAGAAAGACTTACAAGGAAACATTATTAAAGAATGGGATTCCATGACAGAAGCTGCAAGATTTCTTGGTCTAGACAAAGCAACATTCTCCAATCGTATCAAGTCTGGCAAATTAGAATATCATGGTTTCTTATGGATTCCTCACAAATATTAAGATATGAAATTAGTAAAATCAAAAGTTCGTTTCGATGAAGAACATCACAGATATTTCTTAGGCGAAAAAGAGTTAAGTGGTATTACAGGAACTCTTATAAAGAAAGCTTTTCCTGATACTTACAAAGGTATTCCAGATGCAGTTTTAGCCAAAGCAGCAGAAAGAGGAAGTGTTGTTCATCAAAATTTAGAGTTGTTTGATACAATTTGTAATAGTGATATTAACATAATGCCTTCTGTATTACCTGAGGTTAAGGATTATAATGAAATGCTTATATCTTATGGTCTTCATCATGTAGATAGCGAATACCTCGTTACAGATAACGAAAATTTCGCATCAGCTATTGATAAGGTTCTTGCAGACAATGAAGGTAACATTTACCTTGCGGACATCAAGACCACCGCCACCCTTCACTACGACAACGTATCTCTCCAGCTATCAATCTATGCAAAATGGTTCGAGGAGCAGAACCCCGACTTGAAGGTGAAGGAGATTGTCTGCATGTGGTTCAAGAACGGACAGAGCAAGTTCCAGCCACTCCCTAGGGTATCAGATGAGCAGATTGACGATTTAATCAACGCTTATCTCGCTGATGATGCAGAGTACCAATATAAGGTGGAGGTTCCTGAGCAGTTCTCGGCACTGGAGCAGGAGTACAGACTTATCACCGCTCGTGTGGATGCCCTGAAGATTAAGCAGGATGATGTGAAGGAGCAGATAATGAAGATGATGGAAGCTAACAAGCAGAAATCCATCAAGACCAATATCGGTTCTTACTCTTATGTTGAGAGCACAACTAAGAGAACGCTCGACACGAAACTCTTCAAAGAGAAATATCCAAATGCTTACGAGAGATTAACAAAAGTCAGTATCTCCAAGCCATCAATAAGAATCAAACTTAATTAAGTATAGATATGAACGTTAAATTTACTGGTAAAATTATTGCAGCAGGGCAAGTTCAAATGGGAACTTCCCAAAACGGAACTCAATGGAGTTCTCAAGAGTTTGTTATTGAGGAACTGAATCAGCAGTACCCTTCAAGAGCCGTTATCCAAGTTTACGGTTCTGACAAGATTCAGCAGTTCGGCATTCAGGTAGGCGAAATCATCACCGCCAATATCGGATTGAAGGCACATCAGTCTAGAGACGGACGTTGGTTCAACCAGTTGGATTGCTGGAAGGTGGAACGACCAAATGCCCAGCAGCAGGGACAGATGATGCAGAGTCAGATAGGTCAGGTTCCTCAGCAGCAAGCAGCCAACTATCCACCGCAGCAAGCACCTATCCATCAGCAGATGCAGACTTTTCCCCCTCAGGTTAACGCAAGCGGTCAACCTATTCAGCAGAACGCTCAATATGCAGGTGGTCAACAGCAGGGACTTCCCTTCCCTGCCCCAAACCAATAACATATAAGGTATGGAAATCCATCTAGTAAGAACCTCCACTGGTCTTCGCCCCTACACGGATGATGATTACGAGGAAATGAAAAAGATAAAGGTTGGTTCCATCGTCAAGGCGAACATTGTTCGACCAAGGAACATTAAGTTTCACCGAAAGTTCTTCTCCCTTATCAGAGCGGCATGGGATTGTCTAACCGAGCAGCAGCGCACAAACATACGTTCTATAGACACATTCCGAGAACAGCTTCTGATAACATCAGGATTCAGCGAACCGCTTTACGACCTCAACGGACAGAAGTTCTTGGAGAGAGCCAAGTCTATCTCCTTTGCCAAGATGGATGAGCCAGCCTTTAATGAAGTATATAGTAAATGTCTTGATACCATCCTAACCATTCTCATGGCTAATGGTGTTACAGAAGACGAGTTTAATAACATTTTACAAAATTATAGTTGATATGACACGTAGAAACGACAAACGCAACAACAGACGCAATAGCCGTCAGCGCAACAACACCCCAGAGTTACCACCATTTGCACAGATGCTTTTCGGAAAAATCGTTGGCAAAGGTGTAGATATGATTGCAAAGAAAATGGCAGAGAATGCCGAGCAAGAGACTCCTGATATTCATGCAGAAGGCATCAGCAATCAGGACGTTACCAACATTAATAACGGAAAGGCAACCTTATCTAAGTTGCGCATTCCTGCTGATGGTTCGGCAGTAGAGTACCCTATCCCTGATAACCTCCAGTTCTTCTTCGCTGAGGATGGTAAGTTGATGGTTCGTCTGAAGATTGAAGGAGACGAGAATCCTACTGATGCAGGGGAAGGAAATCATATCACATACGATGATATTCTCAAAGAACTCTTCTTAAAGAAGACTGCATTTTGGTTTTGTGACAAATGCCATATTGGTAAAGGAACACAGAGTATTATATCTTACAAAGATGCCGTCAACTGCACCACTCCTGCTCAGGCTAAACGTTATGCTGCTTTCAACAAGTTGCAGAACATCGCCAAGTATCTCAATGATGGATGGAAACCCGACTTCAAAAAAGGTACGTATAATTGGTATATTATCAAAAGACGATACGGAGGATATAAAGCCGTGTTTGTTTCCTCAGAAAATGACGGAATTGTTTACTTCAAGAGCGCAGACCTTGTTAATGAAGCTATCCGCTTGATGGGTGAAGAATCTCTCAACGACCTTTTCTCAACCGACTGGTAATGGCAAGCTACGCTGAAATCAAGGCAAAGCTACAGCAGGAAGGCAAGAAGACACGCAAGCGTTCATCCTATGATGAGCACAACTTGCAAGCCGCAGAGGTCAGGTATATCCGTGGGGTATATCCTGACCTTGAAGGAGTCTTCTTTGCCGTTCCTAATGGTGGCAAGCGAACTTCCCGACAAGCCGCATGGCTTAAAGAAGAAGGTATGAAGGCAGGAGTATCTGATATGCTGCTCCTGAAGCGCACCTCCCAGTACGGTTTCCTCTGCATCGAAAATAAAACACCGAAAGGTATGCAGGAACCCGAACAGAAGGTATTCCAGCATGAAGTAGAACGACATGGTGGCAAGTACATCATCGTCCGCTCTATAGATGAATTTATCCAAGCAATCGACAATTATTTAAATGGTGAACTATGACAGATGAAATCAAACAAGCCATCCGGCTTCTAAAAGAGAATGGCTACAAGATTACTGCTCCTCCCAAGGAAATCAAAGACGAATATACATTTGAACGAGCATGGGACTTATACGACAAGAAAGTAGGTGACAAAGATACACTAAAGAGAAAATGGAACTCTATGAGCAAGAAAAACCGCAAAGCTGCAATCGAGTACATACCTCTCTATGTAATCTCCAAACCCGACAAGCAGTTCAGGAAGAACTTCCAAACCTTCCTTAACCAGCGAGGATGGGAAGATGAAATCATCGGAGCGACACCACCGCCAGCATCCGTTAACGAGAATCCTTCCGAAATCAGTCAACTTATCGCAAAGACGAGGGCTGAACAGAACGTAACAAATGCGGATAAGGACAACGTTTTAAAGACACGCATCATAGGTATGATAGAGCTTCTGCAAAAGAATCCTCATAGCCTATGCCGAAAGCAGTTGGAGATATACCAAGCAAACGGAACCTTGGAACTCTTGGGCATCCAATGGAATCCATAAACCACAAATCTGTTTACCAAAATGATAGCAATCAGTAAGTACAACAAGCAGCATCCTCTCCGAGTCTTTGAGGCATTCGCTGGCTATGGCAGTCAGAGCCTAGCCTTCAAGTACCTCAAAGATAAGCATCCTGAGTTCGACTTCAAGGTAGTGGGCTACTCAGAGATAGAGCCATCAGCCATCCAAGCCTACGGACTCCTACACGGAAGAGACATACCTAACTTCGGAGACGTGACAAGGATAGACTGGAATGAGGTTCCCGACTTCGACTTCATATCATGGTCTTCACCATGCCAAGATTTCTCAAATGCAGGACTTCGCCAAGGAGCAGAGGAAGGCAGCGGCACACGCTCATCCCTTATCTTTCAGGAGAAGAGAATGCTGGCAGTCAAGAAACCGAAGTATGTGATGCTAGAGAATGTGAAAGGTCTACTCTCAAAGTCAATGAGGAAGTACTTCTTCCAGTACCTCAAAGACCTTGACTCCTTTGGTTACACCTCCTTCTACAAGGTTCTTAATTCTAAAGATTATGGTGTGCCTCAGAATCGTGAGCGTATCTTCGTTATCTCCATCCTACGCACAGAAGACGAGCCGAACCCAGAGTATCACTTCCCTTCTCCCATTAAGCTAGAGTCAACGGTTGAGGACATCTTGGAAGATGATGTATCTCCCGAATATTTCCTATCCCAGCCGCTCCTAGAAAAGTATCTCACCAAAGCAGACATCAATGAATCAATCGAAAACTCTACTCCGAAGATAGCAATACCGAAAACTGCTGATGGCTGCTCACCAACCATCACATCATCATTTGGTGCAGGAATCAGCATAGCCAATCTTCTTGGTGTTGACCATTTCCCTAAGGGGGGGGTATTGATAATCAAAAAGTTACAAGCAGAAAACTGCTCATCAACTCAGACGTAAATGGTTTAAGTAGAACCATCCGTACAAGTTATTATAAGGCTGGTTTTGCTAACTATATACATAACGATGGCAGAGCAGCCAATGCAGTTTTAATCATCAAGAAATTATAATGTGCGACAAAATTATAAAGCTAGCAAACCTCCAAATTAAAGGCAGAATAGAGCAGCAGACCAGAGTCTACTCCACCAAGGGAATCTCCCCTACTCTCAATTCAGCTATGGGTCACGGAGGTAATTGCATCCCACTATTCTTAATCGTAAAAGAGATATGATAACCGGAGGAAAGAGAATGAAATCCCTGCTCCTATCGGGGAATGTGAAACCTGATGTAGGTGGTCAAGTTCTCGACATCTACAACCAAGCTGTTTTGCAAGGAATCTCCCCTACCATCAAGACTACCATAGATACAGCAAACATGACATTCGTAACAATCATGAACAAAGAAATCATTCACACCGCACCAAACGGAAAGAAATACTCCATCCAAATCAGAAAGTACACTCCAAGAGATTGTTTCCGACTGATGGGAGTTCACGAAGCTGATATAGACAAACTCCTGAGCAAGGAGAAGTCTGGTCAACTCATTATCAGCAAGAGCAAACTCTATGCCATAGCAGGAAATTCAATAGTAACCAACTGTCTGACCGCCATGTTCGAGGAACTGATATTCCCTTCAGGAAATCACTACCACGACAAGACTGGTCAGCTATCACTCTTCTAGCTTATGGATATTTTTGGATATATCAAGGTAGGCAAACGCATCAGTAAAGCGCACAAAGCCATGTTTACCAATAAGACAATGATAATATGGTACAAAGGAAATCCAATCATCGGAACAATGCACGATGGCTTGTGGTATCAGCAAGACCTAAACGGAATGTTGGAACAATTAATGTTCCAGTCCGAAGTTACCCACGTCTCATTCTTACCTTCACCAAATGAAGACAGAGAAAGAAAAAATCCTAGCCATCATCGCTGAGCTTCAGGCAGAGCGTGAAGCTGCCCACATCGTGCCGCCCCACGTCCTTACAGCCGAAATCATCAACCGAGGATTCCATCAACCGCAGCAAGACATCAACGAGTTATGCGCAGAAGGCAAGATAAACTGGCACAGAACCCTCAACGATATGGCATTCACTATCAAGTCATAGCTTGGCTATGTGGATTGAAACACTATCAGAAAATTATAAATCAAGAACAATATGGAAAAAGAAATTATTACACAGAAGAAACTGGTTGTCTTGGCAAACGATGCTTACCTGAATGCACAAAGACATGGTTTCTATCCTGACAACACAGATATAACAACCGCTCTGATGCTCATTATCACAGAAATGGCAGAAGCTGTTCAGGCAGACAGACACAACCGACACGGAAGTATCGAAGACTATGAGAGCGAGATTCAGATGGGCAGAGAGATTCCTACTGCATACAAGAACACTCTTGAAGGAACGGTAGAATCTGAGTTCGCTGACGTTGGCATCCGAATCTTATCACTCTTGGGATGGATGAACAGCAAAAAACCAACAAAATTTCAAAGCGACTCTTATCTAAAAGAAGAGTATGAAATCGCTAAGATTAAATACAAGTGTGGAATAGCTAAAGATTTCTACCATATCATCAGTTTCCTATGCTCGTTTACAGACAACAACTCGGCGTATTGGTATATCTCAAAGATTATCCAGAAGACACTCATGCAGGTTTTCGCCCTAGCACAGAACAACAATATCGACCTGATGGAGCATATCAAGTTGAAAATGCAGTATAACGAATCTCGTCCGTACCTACACGGATGCAAATATTAGGAGGACAGCAATATGTTTGGAATAGAACAGATTTCAAGAAGATGTTTATTGACGTTGAGTGATGGTAGCAAAATCCAAGCTACCATCTACATTACAAAGCCCACCAAACCCATCTTCCCTGAGCAGATGGAACGCAATATCATCGAGCAATTTAATAAATCACAACTTCTTGCAGTAAACAAGGTTGTAAAGTGTCACATAATGAGGAATTAAAGTTATGGAAGATTTACCTATAGGCTCAGAAATCGTCTTGAAGGTGGTTGAAAGCGAGACAGAAGAATGTAATGGTTGCTTCTTTTACGAGATAAGCAGCAATATTTATGAAAATGTCTGCAAAGATATTTGTTGTGCCGCAATCGATAGAAAAGACAAAAAGAATGTTCAATTTAAAAGAGTGAAGTAATCATGATAGACGATAAGAAAATAGAAGCTGCTGCTAATAAGCATATTGAGACAGAGTATACTAGATACAATAGTGGCGAGGTTGAGGAAGAAATGATTTGTCTTAGGGGCAAAGATAGCTTCAAAGAAGGTGCTAAGTGGGCTATCAATGAGTTCTTGAAGGACTTGTGGCATCAAACAGACGAAGAGCCAGAAGGATATAATGAATGTATATTGCTACACTATAATGTAGGTAACTATTATTCATTAGCCCAAGTAAAAGACTTCAAGTCTTGGAAAGGATTTGTTGAGAAAATGCCTATAGACGGGTGGCTCTATATTGATGATTTATTCCCAAAGGAAGGAGACAACCATGATTAAGCCAGTTGCTATGTACTCTGTCATTTGTGATAGATGTGGAAAAACATTTGTTGATGAATTTAATGGTATTGTGGCTTGGTTGGACGAAGGAACTGCCAAAGAGCAAGCAATGGAAAGCGACTGGGCAGAGATAGGCGATAAGCACTACTGCCAAGACTACTATGAGTTTGACGATGAGTTAGATGAGTATGTTCCTAAAAAGAAAGGAAAATAAATATGAAGAAGAAAGGATATTACGAATATGGAAACGGAATATACCCTTTGAAACTTTGGGTACACATCGGTAAAGACTTGAAAGAGCTGATAGATTCCGGTTTTGACGGGTGCAATGCTCCCGATAGAGATTACGGCGGCGTTACATATTCAGATGCTGTCAGAAAGAGCGACAACAGACGTGGTGTTCTAGTCTCGTTTCAATGCTCGAAGGATATGTCGATGGACTACTGCTGCCATGAGGCTTCTCACGCCTGCGATGCCATCGAGGATGCCATTGGCATGGAGCACGGCGACGAGCCTTCTGCCTACTTGATTGGCTGGATTGCGTCTTGCATCAACAAGGCTCGTTTGGGCATTGGAGATTTCGTTGAACTTAAAGATAAGGAGGAATAGATTATGATTAAGAAGTACAGAAAGAAACCAGTTACCATTGAAGCTATTATAAAGCAGTTAAGCTAACCGCCTTCGGGCATAAAAGATAGAATATGACAGTAGAAGAATTAATTAACGAATTATCAAAGGTAGAGGATAAGACTATGGAAGTCAACTTCCCATATTCTCATGGTACACAAGAGAATGGGAACCCCATGAATGTTGATA